GATTTTAGACACTAAAACTGATAAATAACTGGCTCCACTATGACCAGATGTAGCATTATATAACTCTGTCGCTTGATACCAATTACTTCCATTATCAGTTGTAACATATATTCTGGGTGATATATAATCATCTTCTTGCCCACTTTGGACTTCTACGGTAATAGCAAATGTTACATACCAATATCCAGTTGAAGGAAATGTAAAGACTCCTGAACTTTCGGACATACCTGTTCCTAACAAACCATTTGCATAAGTATCGTCTCGTTCAAGATTTGTTGTAATTGGACTAATACTACCAGTAGCACCAGTAGTCAATCTCCAAGTATCTGCTTCGGTTATTCCACCAGCCGCCGCTTCAAAAGCTGATACCGCATTAGCACCAGCCGAAGTTGCTACCTGACCATCCGTACCTGTAATCGCTACGGGATTACCACTTGCATCATAAGTAAGCATAGCACCATCAGTGCCTGATGCCATTTTAGCAAGTGTTACCGCATCATTATTTATCTTTGCAGTTTCTACCGCACTAGCAGCTATATGTTCAGTGTCTACCGCAAGGTCTTCTATTTTAGCACTAGTAACTGCATCAGCAGCCAACTGGTCAGTATCTACTACTCCATCACCTATCTGTACTGCTTGGTCAGCTGGTGCGTTACCTAGATAACCCATTAGGTAATCTCCATTATAGAGACTAGTATATCAATCGCACTTCCTGCACTAGCCTTAGCTTGAATCTTATCAGTCGTCTCAAGAACTAACTTATTACCACTCATCACTTCAAGAGTGCCTCCTGCAGGAATTGGTAATTGATAACCTAAATAACAATTAGCATTAGTCTCGCCACTATGTGCCGTATCTGAAACAACAAGGACATCTGCAGTCCTAGCTGACGAATCTTTATTAGCTAATGATATTCCCAGTACAACTGTAGTCGTACTAGCATCAACTTCATAAATGTCAGCTAAACTTGTAGTTAAACTTGCTTTATTCTTTAATCTGAATGTGTTTGCCATAATTTTATCCTAATGCTATTGCCATGGCTACTGCTTCTTGCGATACAACCGCTGACGTTGGGGACTGCGAAGAATCACCAAAGTAACCAGCGGTATAGTTAATACCATCAGTAGTCTTGGCAAAGTATAGCTTTCCATCTCTGTTGTTGAGAGCTAGTTCGCCCTTCATCAAGTCATCATTCCCATCAGGGTCTGTAGCATGAACTGTAGGAGCTGAACTGGCTGTTTCCTTGTTTTTAAGGATAACGCGATTAGCCATAACTTATCTCCTATTTATTACCAAGTACCACCGTCAACATTGAAGCCACTTAACTCAGCGTTACCAGTCCCGTCATCATCAATGCCTGTAATATCAGCACATTTAAGTGCCGCGTAGGCAAAGTTGTTTGACCCGACAGTTACCGTGCCTGTACTTGGTTCAGTAGTCAAACTATCAAATAGAATGAATACCCCATCACCATCACTAGCATCCCTTATGAGTCCAGTATATTCTGGAGTATCAGCAACATCTTCATAAGTACCATAGAAACCTATATCAAGTGCATCACTACCTGTATTTCCGTGAGCCAACTTAATCATTGGGTCTTCAACCTCAACAGTCGCTACGTTAGTAGTTACTGAAGTTCCACTTACTATCAGATTACCATCAACTGTAAAGTTGCCAGTAACGGAAGTAATCGCCTGAGCTGCGTCTACTGAAAGAACTCCAGCCGTGGCCGTTAGACCTGTGCCATCAATAGCATCAATTAAATCAGCGATTGCTTCTTTCTTCGTTGCATTACTAGCGTTTGCATCAATAATTGCAATAGAGTCATTAGCAACATCTACTGTCGCCGCACTTACTTCGTCTAGCGAGAGGTCAAGGTTCTCCGAACCATCATCTACTAAACCTACTCCTGCAAAGTCTGATACATCTACATCTACAGTGACCGTGCCACCGAGAGAAACAGAACCACCTGTTTTTAATCCATCACCAGCTGTAACCGTTATAGCAGAGTTAGCCAACTCATCGTTAGCTACCCCACCATCTTTAACAGTTACAACACCACTTGATACAAGAAAGTTGTCAGAACTAAAACTGGCTACTCCCTTGTTTGAATCAGATGCCTCTTCACCAGTGATAGTAATTGCATTACCAGTAATACTAGTATCAATTCCTTCACCGCCAGAAACAGCCAAGACTTCACTATCTAAGTCAATAGCGATATTACTACCACTATCAGCCGATATATCTAAGTCCTGTGCCGTTACCTGTGCATCTACATAGGCTTTAATAGATTGCTGAGTTGCCAACTTAGTGGCGCTATCTGAGTTTAAAGTATCCTCATCAAGAATCTCAGCTCCTACCCATTTAGAAGTGGTTGTGCCAGTGGCTACATACATACTATATGTATCTGTAATCCAGTGTGGTTCACCTTCAACAGAGCCCGCAGCAGCCAGCATTGAAGCATAGCCTGAATTTGCGCCTCTTTTGAACTTTACTTTGTTAGCCATAGCTAACTCCTATTGTTATTGTTATTACCATGTTCCACCATCTATATCACCTGTGAGGTCTTCTTGAACCATCTCAGTCCAAGAACTATCTCTCCTCACAAATAATTGATCGTCATCTGTGTCGTACCACAAATCACCTTCGGTAACAGTTTCCCCAGTTGGGGCCGTTGTTCCCACTGCAACCTGTGTTGCGACTTCTTCAATAGCATCTCTCACATTCGTAGCAGTTACATTCGTACTACTATGGGGAATTGCCGATGAATTTATACTGAAACTATCTGTCGTCTTTGAGACAGTGTTAGTTCCGAAACTTTTTGTAGTTACAGCCATTATGTAAACCTTTCTGTTGCACTATTATTAACTATTACGTCACCTTGTGTCTGCCTTATGTATCCACCAGAATCATCTAACTCAAGTAAATCCCATTTTCCTTCAAAACTATTGGGCATCTCTTTGGTCTGAATTGCATAAAGAGTTACAGTTAGAATGGGGGTAGCCCCAGAACTACCATCACCACCAGATTTAGTAATAGCTCCATAAACCTGTACACCAGATGAAGGAGCTGCAGTAACAGCACTTTGTGTAATCTCAATATAGTCTATACTTCCTGCAGACCCAAGAGCAAATGTAGTAGCATCAAAGTCCTTCACTATCCTAGCCTTATAAGTATAGTTATCAATAGGATATTCATCATTGAACTGTATACTAATATCAGAGTCAGCGTCCTGTAGAATCTCCCAATTTGCATATGATTTACTTGCTTCTGGCATATTATGTAATTAATGCATATTCTATTGCAATAGTCGCATCACCAGCTGATTCAGTCCAAAGGCCCATAGCCGTTCCCAAATCTATACTTGGTATGCAAACTGCACCGCCATCAGGTATCGTAAACTTTGCTGATGTAGCCATATCTGCTGTTGTTTCAATATATACAATTAAACTCTGAGTATTAGCTGTTGAGCTCAATGCGGAAGACGTGCTATATTCAAATCCTGTGTGCTTTATAAATACCATCTTATAATCTGTGGCATCTGCTCCAAGTTGAACTTTTGTGCCCCCATTTGCAATAGCTTTTCCATAAGCAGGAGTACCAGATGAATACCCCACTGTTGTATGTGCTGTTGAAGATGTAGTGGCTATACTTGCTGACCCACCTAATGATTTACCAATATCGGATTCTATAACATCATGCTCTGCTGAAGCATTAGAAACAGCTGCTATGGTTACTATTGGGGTTATACTAGTTGAAAATTCTACTCTACCTGCCATAATATTCTACCTCACTGCGTATGGACTTGCTGGGAATGAAAGAGATACTCTATAAGTATTACTTTTGTCATCTCCAACTTTTTTATAAAAATCTCTCATATATATTTCCCGCCTTTCTAAATCTCCGCTTTGGTCAGACATCATAGCCTTTACATAATCAACCATCGCTAAAGAAAGAGTCCGACTTAAATTTAAATGACTTGTCTCTGATGGGGTTGACTCTTCAGTAAGAGTAGGATTACCCCAACTTGTTTCGCTACTATCAGAACTGAGGGCATTAGGATCGTTATCAACAAATAAGCTATCTAGCGAACCATATTCAATCCTTAATCCATTAGTAATATTTTCTGGCGGATAAATAACACGATTAGTTCCAGATGACGTTATCTCTCCAGATGTTGTAGGGACACTATCACCAATACTCCTAATCTTCCACAAAAAGAGTTTATTATTTTTAACCTGATATATGTACTGGGTATTTGTTTGACTGCTCAAGGAGATGTATCCTCACTCACAATAAGGTTCCCAGTTAATCTGGAAATTTCTTTGTATTTATTATCATCTTCCGTGTCAAGTACTGATACGCTTACTAAGTTTACCATATCAGCTGGAATGTTATATTGATTACTAGTTCCACTCGTTGCTTTTGAAATATCCTGTTTTTTTACCCTGTGAGTCTTGGGAGCATTAGATTGAATAGCTGTATATGCATCCTTTAGATATGCAATAACTAGTTCCGTATCTGTAGTCCCAGCTCTTTCCATAATTTCTAATACTGTCATTGTGTGCTAGCCCTCTCTTCCCCTCGTTGCTCTACCTGTTGTTGTGATGGAGCAGATTGTCCTCCTGTTACAGCTCTTAACTCTGATGTTGCCCATCCATACAATGTTTGGGACTTTTGAAAATCTTCTGCTGAATTTCGAGAATATTGTTGTGCAATTTGCATCCTTACAGCAGCTGACTCTAAATGCCTTTTTGCTTTTTGCATATTGACATTAAAAGCTGCAGTACCTTCTTGAATTAAAGCTTGGAACTTTTCTAGCTCTGTAGAAACCTTTCTTTGATGTTCCTGTACTTTTGCACCTGCTTCAGCCTGGTACCTTCCTACTTCAGCACGATGTTGTTCTAATTCTTTTGTGAATGCCTGCACCGCATCCCTTTGTTCTCTGTCGTATGATGCTAATTCAGTTTGTGCATCTTGTGTAACCTTCCCTACCTGAGCCTGATAATCACTAACATCAGCTCCAAATTTTTGTATGGTCTTTCCAACTTCTTGTTGATACTTGGTAATATCCTGTTGATATTGTCTTAGTTTTGCTTCCCGCTCTGCATTTTGCTTATTAAAGTCATTCATATTATTTTGAATATCAGTACCATATTCCTGTAATTGCGCACCAATAATTTGCATCCTTGACGCTACTAATTCTGGGTCTTCATTTGTCAAATGTGTATTTGCATCTGCAATATCAGTAGATACACTAGTTGAAAAGTATGTAACCGATGGTAATGTCACCGTAGGAACTGAAGGCAACGCAGCCATTACTGGATTAGAAGGAACATTTTCAAGCGCCTTGGGAAGAGTAAATCCGCTTGGTGCATTGTAAGAAAACACAGGTTGAGATGGCGCGGAAGGCATCGAGAGTGTAGCCAAAGTTGGTAAAGTTGGAGAAACATATGTTGGAGCCTCAGAACTATAACTAGAAACCAATCCATCAACTGTTGTTAATTCTGTTTTTACAAGAATCTGATTTGATTCACTCTGTCTAAGGAAATCTAAAGAGCCAGCATACATAAGAACTATATTCTCATATTCTGCTAATACCCAACTATCTGTATTTTCGTCTACAACTGGAGGAGCCGCATATACAATAACTCCTTTCTGTATCGTTGTTGGATCAGGTTTTATCCAAATTTTACCTTCCAGTTTATAATACTTAGGAAATAAGGATGTTGCTCTATTCAAAGAACCACTGCTGTCTTCAAAAGCGTATGCCTGAGAGTCAGGTACTTCTTTTGCAATCCTCTTTACCACATTAGGGCCAGTTACAGTACCACCCTCATCTGGAGATACACTTGTTTCAGCCGTAGAACCATTTGACAATACTCCTTCTAATGTGAAAGTACTTGCGTCAGCAACTGTTGCTATCTGTGATTCTAATCCATTAAGACTAGTAAGTTGAGTAAATGCAGATAATTTTACAGTATCCGATACAGAAAGACCATGACTAGCTTTTGTAAACGAATATGCTGTACCTGCTGATGGGGTATTAGTAACTACATCTGTTAATGGAGATGATGGTTGTCTATAGACAGATAATATTTTATCATACGCTATTCCACTTCCATCTGAGTCAGTTACTTCTGAAGTAGAAGCCACAGACCATAGAAATTTCTCTGGAAGGGAATTAACTACCCATTTTGATGCTTGATTGAGATGTTCTACCAAAATCCTAGACTTACCACCACATCCACATAGATTATTTACTTTTTCCCAAAGTTTCATTCTACTCCTAAGTGAGTGAGTGCGTCCCCGCTAGGGAAAAGGAAGGAAACCCAGCAGGGACACATAACACTCGGATTGCTAGAAGGACTATTTATCTCTACTAGACTTTATTGCTAAGCCGCATTAACAGTAGCTTTTGTTGACCCGCTACAGTACCAGTATGTACCATCACAAGAAATATCAATCGTATCATTAATTGCGCCAGCACCTAATGTAAGAGATGATACAGTCTCATGAATGTCTCTACCAGTATTGGATGCGTGGTCAGTACCATAACTACCGTGATAGTAGATTAGGCTTGCACCACCAGATATCACATGCTCACTATCATCGCCACTAATAATAGTACAATGAAATCCTGCGAGAGAGCTTGATACAGTGGGTAAAGTCACAGTCCTTGCTGCACCAGATGGAATGAATACCTTACCAGAATCCTTGGCTACCAATGTCTTGTCAGCCGTTACAGATTCACAGTAATTATTATTCCAACCAGCTTTTGCACCTAGTTTAGCCATAATCGCTACCTCCTATTTCCAGATCGCGTGAGCTTCGGGCATTTTGAACTCAAAGCCAGCTTCTGTAAGGATCATATCCACTCGTTTGTCATCTCCACTATTTTCTAGAGAGCTAACACCGACATAGACAGCTGTGTCACGATTCATGCCATTTCCTACTAGAGGACGATATCCAACGTACTTCATGTTCATTGCGAGCATCTTCACTACAGAACCATCTAGGTGGATGTTGCGAACAACATTCATATCACCATAAACAGTACTGATTCTTGTGAAGTCAACACCAAACATACTTCCGCGGCCTTGGGCTGCGAAATTGGAACTAAAGTTAGGACTCAATTCCAAACTATTGGAAAAGTATCCACTTAACTTATGTAACCAGTTATATGTTGAAGTATCACAGAAGAACAGTGTTGCGTTAGCATTGTTGTATCTAGGATCGAGGAACTGACTCATATCATCCAAGAAATCATCAGATGTTTTAGTTGATTCCGTTAAGGAGAATATGTTACCAGTGTTCAGTACAAAATCAATTGCACCCTGAGTGGTGTTCACTGATGAAGTACTGGCAGTTGGCGAATATTGAGCAGAAAATAGAGCAGCTTGCTCAATGTCCCACTTATGTTCAATCAGTTTGTCTTTCCAGATACGAGCCCATTCGTTAGGTTCGTACTTTAGAGCGGTCGCCCTTGCAGTATTCGTCATACCGAACTCAGAACGAAAAATCTGAGTTTGTCCATATGAGGTACTGTAAGGATTATCGTTCCACACTTCTCCGATCAGTCCTGATCCTTCAGCATGGGCACTTCCAACAGCGTATGTACGTCTTGATTCAAAGTGACCAGCAAGAGTATCACTAGTCGTCACTGAACCAGTACTGTCTACCGTAGTAGCAGTATTATGGTTAGTAGAATAAGCCGCAGCTGGTGCTGGACTAGATGGGACACGAACAACAGAACAAACTGCTTTAATCGTTTCCGCATTGTCAACACCATCTCCAACACTACCTAAGTCAATGTCAGTGTCTTGTGCAGCTTGTGATGTAACTCTCAGAATGTAGTAGTCTTTAGCTGCTTGATCCGTAGCTGAGTCTGATACATTCACTTTGAGTAGCATGCCAGGGACAACAAAATTAGGTCTTGTGCCAGATGCACCAATGTGGGCATCGACTTCCTGACCTATTTTATTTTGAATGTTACCTGCGGTGAGATAATCACCAGCAAGATAAACAGTCATAGTGTCTCCGACTGAAACACTTGTACTATCTGATGTGTTTGCTAGGATAGCTTCGTTTATTACAGCAGCCGATCCATTATGGAATCCGACTACGTATGCATATCGTTTATGCCACGAACCTCTTTTCTCGGTGTATTTAAATTGGGGATCATCAGTCGGCTGTTTTCCAATCTGACTAACCAGTCTAAAAAACGGAGTCTGATTAACTGCAAGTTCAGTGAACCTATCAGAAAAATCATATCTTCGTCTTGGGTGACCAGTTGAAAGACCAGAACCAGCTACGCGACCTGTTGCCCCTTCTGAAGTCGGTAGCCCACCTTGATTGGATACCGCCAGATATTTGGGGGATGTGTAAGCCATGTGTACTTACCTCCTACTTGTCTAGTTTAGCTGATAAGGCTTCAACTCCTTGATCTAGATGTAAGAGAGCATTGAATACTTGGTCATCTTGTGATGATCCAGTATCTATGTCTTGTGCGCCAGCTGAAGAGACACTGGCAGGTTTCTGCCTTACGTTCTTCATTTGCTGTGCGACTTCTTTTCTTGCATTGTCAGCAATCGTCTGATCTCTATTCTCTCTCGTATATAGATAATAAATATCATCCATTGTGAGAGAACGATTTTTAGCAAAGTCAACCATCTGTCCCATCTGATCGTCTGATAGATTGAACTTCTGTTGAACCTTTGATTGCTCATCTGCTCTTGCGTTTTCAAAGTTTTGGCGATTTGCATATTCACCTAACCTTTGTTGCACAAGACCATCTACGTGGGTATTCATTACCTTTGCAGAATCTGAGTTTTGATCTGAGATTGCTTCGTCATAATCGAAAATGAAGTCTTCGTCCAAGCCAAGTTGCTCCTTTAAATTACTAGAGGAGTTGACGCTTCCATTACCCTCAAAATAGTTACGCATGTGCTGAACTAAATTAGGGTCTTCTTTCATCGCATCGAGAATAGGTATATAAGGCTCTACATCATTAAGCTTGGAATTTAACTTCCTTGCTTCCGTAGTAGAGTCTCCATATCTCTTTTCCCAATCGTGCTCTTGTGTCTGGCCAGGGCTCTGACTTCCATCAAAGGTTGCTGGTTCTTCGGGAGAGAGCCTTACTTCTCCTTCAGATTGGTTATCATCAATTATTCCACTATTGACATCCTGATCTAATGAGTCCATAAACTCTTGAACGTCAAAGTTGTCACCTTCGGCAGGGCTATCTTTAGCAGGTTCACCTTCCATTACTGTATTTGCTGTCAATAGGTTATCTGTGTCAATTGGGGACATATTAATATTCTCCTTCTAATTTAACAAAAATTTTGTATTCTGGTCAAGACTTCTGCTTCTGCGCCTTAATTTTTTCTTGGTCTACTGCATTCTTGACCTGTCTTGTCATTTCTCTCTTCATCATGTCTAATTCCCCACGCAGCATATTCCTTAAAAACTTCTGTTGCGATTTTGTTTCACCTAAATCTCTATCTACTTCAGATTCTGCATCTTTTATCTTGGTTCTGATACCAGATTGTATCACCTGTCGAGATAATGTTTCGATAGTTCCGTCCCTGTCTTTCAATAAAGCCTCCATCTCTTCCAGCTGACTTTGAAGTTGTGTATAAACTGATTTCCTCTTTAAGATATTCTCTTTGCCACGAACATCAGTCTCAGCCAACATAGCAACATCATCAATAAGACCAGCTTGGAACCATCTGAAGTACTCTTCTAGTAGAGCCCATCTGTTTACTGGGAGTGTCGAGCCAGATACAATTCTCACGTCAAATCTTGCAGAAGCATAGTCCTTCCATTTACCAATAGCCGCTCCCATATCATTGTATATTGGAATGTTCATTTCAACTGTTCTTTCTTCCTGTAATGCACTTGGCTGAATAATTCTGAACACCTTATGTGCTGTATACGTGTTTTGCGCCATCTCCTTGAATACTTTTCCAAGATGTTCTAGAGCTGGCTCAATTGTTGATTCCATCCATGCCTTAATTCTTCGTGTTCCATATTCGTCAGCAGCTAATAGACCTCTATACGTTTCATGCTGAGTCCCCACATCACCTTGCATAGAAGAATATACACCAGATAAATACTCCATATCTGATCTTCCTACACTTGTGAGTTCAAAGAATGCCTGATTTAAGGGAAGAGGCTGGACAGGAGTAGGAGGAGCAAATCCTGATCTATATTTCAATAAAGCACCAGGCGCTGAAGAGTATTGTTCCCATTCCTCTTCTGGCACTGATCCTTCCTCATATAGCCATCTCAAGTTTGACGCTAAGTTCGCATTGTGGATCATGAGCTGGTGAGCTTTGTTTAATTCTTGTTGTTTACCAACTAAGGGACTAACAGCACTCATTGGATGAGGAGTACCTGTCCAAGTATACATAAATGGAACAATCGGATACTCAGTACATGGTAGAATCATTTCCCATAAAAGTACGCTATCTCCAATAGTGCAGGTGAGTTTTACTCTCGTATCATAAAATTTTATAGCTTCAACAATATTCTTCTGTCCTGCTTCTGTTGCGGCCAATTCTTTGTAAGCGTCTTCTGGAAGAACACTATTTTCAACTCTCGACTGAACATCTTCTATCTTTGATATAACAGACTGTCTATGTTGTTCAATAGTAACTTTTGCTTCCTGTACTGCCTTTTCTATTTCTAGAGCAGCTCTCTCTGGAATCATCTCTCCACGTTCTACAGCTTGTTGCACAGAAGCTTCAGTCTCCTTTACAGAGACTTCAGTTTCTTTCACAAAATTTTCTATCTCCTTCTCAGCCTGCTCTCTAATCTCTGCCATCTCTTGCGCAGAAGGAAGAACCTTGATGAAAACATTGTAGTATGGAACCTTGACCTTTTGATATGTCTCGAAGATTTCAAGCATTTCATCTTCTTCAGCCGTCAGGGGATCATATGCTTGTATTCCCACCTCATCAGGAAGAATAGCATCAGATGTTCCTAGATTTCTATCAGAGAACATTACCCCACCTCTACTTGACATTGTTTGTCCTTCCGCTTTCTTAATCTTTCTCTTGTAATCTGGATAAAGAGACATTAACTGTGTTTTTGTTAAATCCTTTTTGATGATTACATAGGAAGCGTCCCTAAAGAGGAAGTCAGTACTCATAGGATCAACAAATACATCAAACGGCTCAACTCTCTTGAGTATAACCTCTCCCATTCCCTGATCTAAATCAGGATTAACATCAACTAAGAAAAATCCTACAGACTTTGTTAGAGCGTCCTGTATGACATGACCATAGATAGATTTCCCATTAGAAAGATACCAGCAATAATCAGCAATATCTGAGTGGACAGCCGCCACATCAGTATCAGAACCTTCACTACCGACCGCTTGCCATCTTGGATCATTAGCAGAAACAAAGTATTTCATCATCTCAATAACAGGAGTAATCCTGTTAATAATGAAACTTGGCATGCCAGAGGATTCTATCGCATCTCTTTCTGCGCCAGTTAATTGTTCGTTAAGATAGAAGTCATACCCTCTTTGATTAACCTTCTGCCACTTTTGCCTAGAGCTTCCATTAGATTGCTCCCAAAGCCTTTTATTAATATCGGCTTTCTTTTTGTCGCTTTGTCTAGGCACTCTATCCTCTATAAGCTAGTAAAGTCGCATTAGAGTTGGTATGATTCACTACCCCTGAGAAGCTTCCATAGATGATGTCACCAGGCTGTAAGAATACAGACGTTAAATCATCACCCTCATTACAAGCGGCTGTTAACTGACAAAACTGACTTGCATAAGCAGTAGAGCCAGGAGTTACAGCGGCTAGACATTGTAGAGCAATCCATACACCAGCTCTCCCATTTTCATCTGGGGGAGACTGTGTGGTTGAATCGTGTTCTCCAACAACATCAAATCCAGCTTGTCCTAACTGAAGGTTTAGTGCTTCTGAGGTAGTATACTTATGTACCCCGTAAACTATTGCCATTTTTCATTCTCCTACGTTATTCTCTTATTTCAAAATGTGGAAGGTCATCGAACCTATTGTCTTTGACTTCGGTGTCTCTATCCCAGTCGCCGCCCCAACGAATTTTTAATCCCATTTGCGATGCGATGCCCAGAACAAAACCACCAAAGTAATGAAACCTGTCGCGATCGCTCCAGTCGATAGGGTAAGGAGCCACATCCACGGCTTTTGAAGGATCAGCATTATGCTTACCATCAGGATAACGAAGTTTACTTCGTCCCGCGTCATATGCTTGGTTTTGCTCTGCTTCACCTCTATGCCCTTGAATCACCGTACAATCAAAATATTTTATAACTTCTTTGAATAAGTCTTGAAGTCTATCATCACAAGTTGCAAGTCTTTTCTTAGACCTTTTACCAAATCTAGGCATGCATAGACCACGGGTACTTAAATGCTCGTATCATTGGAATACCTTCAATTCCCATATCAACCAAACTTTCCAGAGAATATCTTTTCGCAGGAATCTTTCTACGTTTGGTGACTTCTTGCCAGATAGACTTTGTAGGGCCTTTATTCAAAGAGGGGTCAGTACCATTACTTGCCCTAGTAGATAGTCGATTATTAAAGTAAGGTCGTCTTACAGCTAAGCTATTATCCAATTTTTCACCTTTTTCTTTGGTTTTCTCCACGTTTTGTCCTTTTTCTGGGCATAATTGGGAGGAAAAGCGTGCAGATTTGCATAATAAAGTCCCTCTATGGTATCGTCATGTGCCATTCTGGGGCCGAATGTAAGGATTTCATGCGTTAAATCAAAGTGGTTATCCCTCAAAAAGATGCTTCCCATGCTAAATCTACCAGCAAGTCCACTATAAATGCGGTTTCTCTTTTGAGTTCCACCAGGCTTTTGAGGTATTATCGACAAATTGAACCTATTCAATCTTCTCTTTTCATCGTTCATCGCTTGGAATATAGACCTATTCATTGCTACGTCTTCCACAGTCGCACTAACACAATGATACTTATCATACAATCCAATGATATGATCTACAACACCTTTCTTTCCGAATACTGTTCCGTCAGGTGACTTTGATCCGATGGTTGGGATACTTCTATGCCGTTCATATTCGAGTACGAATAGATTATTATTTGTGTCCACACCCACAACCATAATGACGCTGAAATCAGACTCTTTAGTATCAATATCAGTAGCAGGGTCACACCCGATAAATGTATGGATAGGTGTCTTCTCTCCGTCTTGTACGATATAGTTAATGCCTTCGATATGCTCATAAAATCCACTCCAATGCTTAATGTCTGAACGCTTCCACATAGCGTCCTCTTCACTCATGACTTCCATCATGTACTCTTGATAGAACTTAGATGGCTGGCCTGAATCTCTATAGAATTTCTTCTTTTCTATAAGTTTTTCCTTATTGAAGAAACTGGGCCAAAGCGGAGTCCCGTCTGGAAGAAAGGCTTTGTACGTAACCATGTTCCAAGAGAAAGATTTTTTTTCTTTAACCGCTTGCTCGTAGCCTCTGAGCAAGTTATTAATAAAACTGTCGAAATGTACAGGAGTCCCGTTAACACGAAGCCTACCAGTGTGAGGCTCCAGAGCAGGATAGACAACAGCCGTAACAAGATTTGCATTTTTAGCCCTCGCATCATGAGTTATTGTATTTGCCTCATGTTCAAAGTCGTCAAGAACAATGAGGTCGTATCGTTTATGAAGTTTTGCGCCACCACGTATGCCAGCAACATTACTTTTTGAAATTAGTTTACATCCATTTTTCAATTCAATATCTTCTTCTGTCCATTTTTTACCTCTCATTGCTCCGAAGTAGTATTTAATTCTTTCGTTGTAATCAAAGTGGTGTTTAATGTAATCCATGTTTCCTACGGACAACTTCTGAGTCGCACTTACCCACGCATAGAATAAAAGTTCCTCAGAAAAGCAAAAATCTTTAAGTATGGATGCTTTTGTCAGTACAGTCTTGCCATGACCACGCGGCACGATAATAGCAAGTTGCTTACAGAGTTTATCATCTATCAGGTCAGCGATCTCATAATGGAATGGAGGAGTTTCTGATCTCTTAAAGTCGTCAGGTAGGAATAGTTTACCAAAAGCGATTAAATCATTCTTCGCCAGTTCCAGCGTCTGTTCCGCTTCCGTTATCTTCTGGCTGTTTACGTTCATATTTCTTTTTTAAATGTTCCTCATATTCTTTCTCATTCCCCATAAACTCGATATACTCTTTAATCTCCTGTTGCTGAATGAGCAAAATATTATATATTCTATCCATTCTAATTCGTAATGCTTTAATTGACCTAATGATGTCATGCTTCGATGTTGTCGTCTTGTTCTTCATGTCCCACCAATTCTGGAATTTCTATGTGATCGATAATAGACCTTATCCATTTAACTCTTATGAAATCATAATCTCTACCACTCACCAGGCCAGAATAACTTATCTGTTTTGATATTCTTTTTAGTTCCTTAATTGACTTCCCAAGATTAAGACCTGACGCATCATATTTTGCTAGTTCGTCCAACACTTAACACTGTCCTTACTAAGCTCGATAGTTACCCATCCTGTTCTTACTATTGTATACAAAGAGTATCTCGCATATTCTGCGTATCTAAGAAAACTCCCACCTCTGATATACCATCTCCTGTGAAGAGTCTCCTCATCATTCTCAACTTTGATGGAGTCAATAGGTTTCGCATAAAGTTGATGATTGTGACCCAGAAAGAAAATATCTCCCTGACTGTATATCGAAGATAGCTTATCCAACTCCAAATCGCCATTCTTAGCTCCACTCTTGCCATGCCCACTTACGAGATACCACTTTTTACCGCCAACTGTGATAATAGAGTAGCCTGGTAGTCTATAGTACGGAACTCCCATCTCTTTTGCAATAATACGAGATACATCATAATCCAATAGTCTTACACTTCTCAGATAATCATGGTTTCCACCCCTAACGAATAAACACTTGTCGATAATTGGTGCAATTAAGTCCATAAACGCTAAATGCTGTTCTTCTGGATTGATGTATTGACCTCTCTGGCTGATTTTATAGTTAGGTGGTATACATTCCAATATATCACCATTACCAAACCATAATGCATTGTCATCTTCGTAAATCATCTTGATAACTTCACGAAATTTATCTAGATCAAACTCGTTAGCACCAAGATGTATATCTGTTAGACCATGAACTCTGATAGTTTCATCTGACTTATGCTCATATACCTTACCAGGCTCGATCAAGCTGGAATCTAGCTGGATATTCTCCATAGGAACTGAAAAGTGTCTCTGGCATGATTTGCATTGAAATATCTGAGCAGTTTTATTAGTACCATCTTTTTTGATCTGATACGATGAACATCTTGGACATATCATATTATTCAGACTCCACTTCTTCTAACATTGGACGTTTTGCTTCATCTATCTCTTCTGGCGAGAACTGTTGCATCATTCCATAAATACCCATCTCAACATTCTTTTTCTGTGGAGCTCCTAGAGTACCTATGGCTTTTCCCAGCTCTTTAGTCGATTGTAAGACAATATTTTCATCTTCAGAACTTTCACATAGAATTTTTAAGTTGTTCAAGACGTATTGATGGTCAATACCCATGCTTTTCGCAACGTCCATTACAGACTTCTCAATCTCTTTCATTACTCTCTCCTGTTTAAGTAAAATTACAGCTTTCGCTCTTGCCTTCTGATCTGGCATGGAATTTCCGAATGAAGACTGGTAAGCTGCTACTACTCCATGGCCAGCCGCTACACTTGTTGCAAATAGTCTCTCTTTTTTTGTAACTGTCTTTCTTGATCTTAATCTCTTGGCTGGAGTACTCTTTTTTCCTGAGAATGTATATCTATCTTTGTGCTTACTGAAGTCTGAGTCCATAGAACTATCTTTTGTTTTGATAAATGTTCCAACAACTGTTCTTACCCATCCTTGAGCATATTGGTAATTCTTTGAGTCATTAGGATGTTTAATATCTGATACTTTTAGCAACTGAACTACCTTCCCATCATCAGAATATACCCAGTCCCCTTCTTGTGCGTCTTTCCAATTTGAATGGATAGGAGGAGCCTTCCCTTTATCGAAATGCTCTGCATATTCCTCAGCATTGTCAAAGACGTAGTGCCGATTCCCCTTAATTACTCTTGAATCCACCTGATCCAGCTAATGTTTGAAGCTCTCTTATCTGTAAGACTAGGTTATCTATCAAATCGTTTACCGCAATAGGGATCGTGTATATCATACCATCTATCTCAATATTCACAAGTGACTCCTCATGAAATAGAGTGGTATCTACGTCAGGATCACCGTTTCCAGCATCGCGCTCATTCATGCCATAAATCCTTCTTTAAGATTATATCTCTCTCCCCCCCCTATAATCCCCCCCCTCTCTCTTTTTGAGCATGGGTATCATTCCTCTACTTTTTCTTCCTCTTCCTGTGATTCCTGCTGTTCTACCTCTTCTGGCTCTTCTTCGCCTGCCAGAGGCTTATTCGTAACACCAGTGTGACCAGAGGGCTGTGCGATGTCTTTTAGCATTACTACGCCTTTGTGTGCCATATCGTAATCTCCTTATTTGCCCCTAATATACCCAGAAAACCCAAGTGTATCAAGAAAAATATACACCAATGATATATGGCCATATACACTCATGGAAACAAAATTGGTGGGAAATGGAAATCCCACTTTTCGTTAAAAGGTTAATTAACCAAAAGGAGATTCAGATGGCAGGATTAATGGATACTATCTTGTTGTTAGTTAGAGGTTGGGCAGAACCCGTGGTATTCTTCGACAAAGGTGAGGAATATGAATGGGGTGGACGCAAGTTCATTCGCCTAACAATGGCATCCAACGGTACTACCAAGATTGCATTTCGGTGTGACCAATTGCAGGACGCATACGATAAGTGCAAGGGATTCGATGATGTCAAGACCTCTGATGGCAACGCAACCACATACGTCAAAGTCTGATTGATGTGGGATTGATGGGGGACTTCTAACCCCAGCAAGTTCGTATAAAAACGTAACTGAATCACTATAATCGGAGTCAGTCCCGTAACTTCGTTACTCGGTTTGAGTTAAACCCCAATACGGGCAAAGTTTGACTAATACATACACAAATCCCATTCACTTGGGTATAAACATAGGAGACACTATGAAACTATATAAAAAGTTAACTAAGAACGTAGTATCGTTAGTAAATAAGTACGCCAATCATAAGTATTGTATGTTCGCAGATACATTTGAAGACTACGAAACAGATGAAATTATAAACTTTCTTTGCGATACAATTACTGGAATGGAGCAAAGACTTGGTAAAGAAATAAAAGATTTAAACAAGACACTTCACAGAGCAGTCCAAGACGCAATAGATACAGGTATATCTGGTAAAGGTAGATACACGACAGTAAGAGATTATATCCATGACGCACAGGAGGCACTATGAGATTATACTCAGGCATATTCTTTGACAACGGGTTACACATAACATATCACTTTGACCCTCCTCATCCATACTTACCAACAGAAGTAAATGAAGGTGATGAAGTAACAGTAGACATCATTGGAATTGTACTTAAAAAAGAGTTTGGTGTTGCACAATGCAGAGTTGGATATAAATGGTTCTTTGATGTAGATGTTGATGAAGATGGGCCTTTTAAAGTAGATGACTCCGTCAGTCATAAATATCTAAGACATCAAAAAGATTCTGATGTACCACTTCATATGACTCTTTATACTGATAAGAATACAAGGCCAGTAGAGACAGGAAGATATTTGAAGAAGTATCCAGAAGAGATACTTGAGATGTATGGTTACGCAACACTAATAGGTAAATGGGGGTATTTTGACAAATGAGAGCATATAAAGCACCAAAGCCACTCACATCCGAAGAGAAGGGTAAGTTATTTGATCGTTATCTCAATGTAATGGAAGACTATTACGACAGGCGGGACTTATACAAAGCAGGTTTAATATCATGTCCATATAAATGGAAATATGAATTGGTTGAGTGGTATTTATTCAGATTTGGTGGTTCTGAACGCAAAGCATTGAAGATGAGTAAGAAACAACTCTATGCAATATGGTACAGACTAGCAAGGGAGGACAGATAACCATGCCTAACAGAAAAGCAAAGAATAGAAAGCAGACCAGACGTGAGAAGAATGAATACTTGAGTAGACATGGCAGAACGCCATCACAAATCAAACGTAAACTAAAAAGAAGGAGAATAGAACATGGACTATAAAATCATGAATGAAGTCACATTTGGGACACTATTTCTTATACGTGGACTACCAGGCGCGGGTAAAACAGAATTTGTAACGGATACAACTCGCACTGTTGATCTTGAGACAGGACATACACAACAAATAGCAACAGATCACTACTTCTACATTGATGGTGTGTATGAATTTGATCCAGCAAAACTTGGTGAGAACCACCAAAGGTGTATAAATCAGGTTAAAGAGTGGATGGAAGATAATATATGTTATGAAGTATTAGTACATAATACTTTCACTCAAGAACGTGAAATGGAACCATACTATGTACTGGCCGAGAAGTATAACTGGCGTGTGTACTCTATCATTGTTGAGAACAGACATGCTGGTAAAAGTGAGCATAACGTACCAGATGGTACACTCAATGCGATGAAAGAAAGATTTGAGGTGCAATTATGACCGCACCATACATAAAGAACTGGAAACTTCGTGAAGGTTATCCATTTGACCCCCAGAGTGTTAAAGAGATAGCAGAATTGTCAAAAGAAAATGGTAATGGATGGTGGTGGTACAAGAATGCCTCTGGCAGACTTAAATCAAAGTCTACTCCTTCTGATATGTATAAGAAGAAGAAGCCACAAGGTGGCCGTATGAATCTACAAGGTTATCCCAGAGGTTTAAGATGAGGCATATAAAAAAGAGATGTCCAAAGTGTAATAGCGATTTTAGAACAGATTATAAATCAGATACACCACCAGTAAAATGCTGTGTGAACAAAGACTGTGATCTAACATTCCATGAAGGAGAATGGGGAGTGAAATTCGTACCCTTCGTACCAGAATGGGAAAGAACTAATAAGGAGAAATAACTATGGTATGTGAACTATGTCAAAAGAACCCATGTCAATGTGCAGATAAATTTAATGATGTAGATGCTGACTATGAACAAGCTCTAGCAGATGAAACATCTAAACTATCAAGAACGATGGAAGACATTCTAATAGATTTAATTACTGTACACTATAATCACGACAAATTGATGTCTGTAAATGATTTTGATTCATATTGCATACTAGCAGAAGAAACCTACAATCAGGAGAATGGAGAAGTATGAATCTTAAAAAAGTAAAACACAGCGATAGAGACCCAATTTGGAGGCCGATGTGGATTCCTGGCCCAACTATTCTTGATGGTCATAATCATTGGAGAATAACAGGATATAGGAACACAGATACAAATGTCTACTGCTGTAAATGTAACAGATACACAATAGTTACAAATATGTACGCAGATTTGGATGGAAAGCCTTTTCAATCGTATTACTGTAAATTTTGTAAACAAAGGAGTGAAGAATGAGTACTAAATGGCACGTATGGAAAAACGCAGATCACTTCTGGGGGAACAGTACAACTCTAGAAGAGATTGGACACTGTAGAACACTTGCAGTATTATCAGCATTTGAAAAGTATCGAATGCGGTTTTGGTGGTATAGAGTGCTTAAATGGTTTGGATTAGAGTCATGAATGTTAATAAAATAATCAAGAGAAGAGGATTAGATGGCAAAGTGTTAACTGAGCAGGATATTATGGATCACAAGAAACTTCTCAAAGAATGTGGTCTTCCTGATACTCTCAATGACACTGCATCACAGGAAACACTTGAGAAGATATATCCTCATCTCAAGAAGACTAAAGCTGAAAAGGAGATAAGTATGAATGATAAATATATCACGCCACGTTCATTTTCAAATATGCATACAATTGATAGAAAATGTCCATTGTGTGAGGGTGAAATAATGTCTGTTGAATTTGGTAGTACAGAGTCAGATGAATCAGAAGAGGGAGAAATGTGTCGGAATCCTAAGTGTGAATATGAGGAGATATACAATGACAGAAGATAAACCACTGCCAGCAAATGCATATGATAAAAAACCTTTAATACAAAAACTGCAACAACAACTAAAAGAAGCAGAACATATAGTAAAAGCTGTTTTAATACGTAAAAATTATGTTACTCCCACATACTTATGTAGAATGTCTGAAGAGTATGCTGAGAAATATAACTTAACGCTGTAAGCCATGGTGGCTCAGCATTTCATGAAACCCCTTAGCCAATGAGGTGGATAACATGATAAAAAAGGAAACGTCAAAGGAGGAGAGAATGAAGAAATTCACTAAGACTGGAGTCATTTACAAGACGAAGGACTATGATCTCTTCTCTTTCTTTGATGAAAACCGAGACAGGAAACCAGCACATATCTCTAATTTGCGTAAAGCAATTAAAGATCGCGGGAACCTGACAGAAGTGTTCACAATTATTGTGGACAAGAAATTCAGAATCATGGATGGTCAAAATAGATTCATGGCTCTGAAGTTGGACAAAGGAACTGTCTATTTTCAGATTACTGATAAACTGACAATGGATGAAGTCCCTAAAGCCAGCGCTCTCAATAAGAGATGGTTATTGACCGACTATCTCCGTTCATATGTCAAACGGTACAATAATGGAGAACACAAGTTCTGCCAGTATGCACAGTTTGAGGGTTATATGAACAGATGGGGATTCAGCCCCAGTGTCACTATGATACTATTACATGGTGACAGAAGTCAACCAACTGTGGAAACCTTCAAGGATGGAACATTCAAAATCGCACGTAAGTGGGATTGGCTTGAATCCTTCGCTGAAGATGTACATTCCTTCGCTAGATGGATAAACTTCTATACACACAGAAGTTTTGTGGTTGCCTACATAATGCTATATACTCATCCTGATTATAGTCATCGCAAGATGTTACAGAAGATGCAGTATCTGTCAAGCAAGTGTGTGAAACAGCCTGATACCTTCGCGTATGCAAGAATGTTGGAAAGCATTTATAATCATAAGTGCCAAAACCCCGACAGGATTAGCATAGTTGCAAGATACTGGACTATTGACGGCAAGCCAATTACGCTGTAGTCGTCTTTAAAGAATACCTACCCCGAAATCTCATTCCTTACCTCGGATTATAACAGAAGACTAGCTCCTTCTATACGAGAGAGTAGGGGTAGTTATTTTTATGTATAAATAGATAAACAGAAAGGAACCATCACTATGATAGAGATAACGAGTAATGACTTTGAATCCTATGAAGGAGTCAGAGAATATGGCAAATGGAATATGTTCGATCCAAACGCTCGCAAAGCAACTGGTCTCGAAAAGGATGTTTATATAACAATCATACGTCACTATGACGAGTTAAAATCCAAGTTCGGGAAGGAGGAGCAGCCATGGGCTTCGATGTATATGGACTAAACCCGATCAACCCGAATAATCTTATAAGACCAGAGTACCCAGGCTGGATAGATATGGAATCTGGTGGTAAACCAAAGAAACTTACAGAAAAAGAACGAGATAAGTGGATAGAAGATGCAGACAAATATGAAGAAGCTGTTCCAGGCCACTATTTTAGAAATAATGTATGGTGGTGGAGACCTCTGTGGGAGTTTGTGTGTGAAACTTGCGATCATGTATTAACAGAAGAGGATATGGAAATGGGTATGGAAAACTCTGGACATGAAATTAATAAAGCAAAGGCTGAAGAAATTGCAAAAACATTAAAGAAACATCTAAGCGATCAATCAGCAAATCTTTATCAAGCAAACAGAGACGCAGAGATAGAGAGCCTACCCTTTGTCGACTGTGATATATGTGACGGCACGGGATATAGAAAACCACCACCAGAATCAGGAGCTGGACATAAAGATTGTAATGGATGTAACAGCCAATACAAAGACCCAAATGTCCCAGTTGGAAAGAGATTAATGTGGGCAGCTAACTATGCATTTGACGTAGAAAATGTCGCAAATTTCGCTACTTTTTGTGAAAACAGTGGTGGATTTGAGATATGTTAATTAAATTAAATAGCGAGGAGAGATCACAAATGGCAGATAATATCATAGTTGATGAACTGGTAGCATCTACTCATCACTACTCTGGTACAGCTAATGGATATAATTGGAATTGTGTAGTTACTAACGATGGTCTCAACCATTGGGTTGTTGAATCTATAGAATGGGATAATGAAATACCATTCAATAAAAAGGAAATTACCAGACTAGAACAGAGAATAGCAGATGTTATTTATGCTGTACACCAGTATACTTATCCTATGTGTACAAATCTCGCAAGTTCTATTCCAGAAGGATTTTCAAAAAGGGAGAACCAAGCATGAGTACAAATATCGAGGACATTTATCATAACTATCTAACTGACATACAGGAAAAGAGGAACAAACAACGTAGAGACAGAGATGAATATAGAACATGGTTCGGTGCATCGAGTGCTGGCAGTTGTTATAAGAAGCAGTACTATCGTGTAAATGGATATGAAGAAAAGATGCCAAACTCTCAGTCTATGAGAAATATGAGAGTGGGAACAGTTATTCATGATGATATAGCAAAATCAGTGGAACATCATCTATCAAAGTGGAGAAAGGATGAGTTCCCAATCCTCGTAGAATACGAAATAACGATACCTACGTATAAAGTGATAGGTCACCTCGATATTGCGTTTTTCACTCGGGAGGATGGATATACGACAGCTCATATACATGATCTGAAGACAGCTCACAGTTTCAAATGGAAGAGAATGTTTGGTATAAAGAAGAATAGAGAAACTAATCCATCTGAAAATTATGAACTACAACTAGCTACGTATGCTATTGGTCTGGAGTGGTTCGATAATGAAGCCTGTGGAGTACATATAGATTTGGTACGTATGTATCTAGACTATTTCAAAAAAGATAATGCTGCAATCAAGACAGTAGAAATAAGTAATGATTATATTCATAAAGCAACTGATTACTGGAAAAATTTACTTGAAGAACTTGATGGCGTGACAAGTCCAGATGATCTAGTTCCCACTAAGGATATTGGTGTTCCCTTTTATAATTGGGAATGTAGATATTGTGGGTTCTTAGACATCTGTGATACACCACTAGCTAATAAGGAGAAAAAGGACAATGGCAGTAAGTAGTAAAAAGGAAGAAACCTCGGTAGCCATAGTAGGAGACTCACGGGTTGAAGTATCTCTTGACGCGGTTAAGAAGATACAAAAATCCATTACAAGAAAACATAAACGTGTCTCAAGGATAGAAACCCCCAAAGCTTTTGTTAAAAAGAAACAGGGATTTGACTATACTGAGTACAGTTACATGCGTGATGTTGCCGACAAGGAATATCCAGGCTGGAGTTGGACTATAATCAACACTCAGTTCGTTGGAGACACAGCATTTCTTGTACAGGGTAGACTAAAGTGGTTTGATGAGGGTATATGGAGAGAAGGTGATGTCACAGCGGCACATCGAATCCAGAAACTCACATCATCGAATGAATATTCTGACGTTGGAAATGATGTAAAAGCAGCCAATACAGATGCAATCAAAAAGGCTATGAATATGTACATGAATATTGCTGATGATGTATACAAAAACATAGTGGAAGATATGGAACTAGCTGATGACCAAGTAGAAGAAATGGTTCGACTAGCTGGAACTATAAGCGATGACTATAAGATCAAAGTTGGCAGAAGTATCCAAGAAGGTAATGTCAATGCACTCAATTATAAGGGTTCATTGGCAAAACTAAGGAGGATTGCAGATGCGCAGTCGTAGCATAAACTTCGATGAAGGACTATTGCAAGAAGGTAAGGTATATGCCGTAGGAACTAATGACGGCAAAGAGTTCAGAAGGGTCGTATACGGTGGAACCAGACTTATGAATGGTAAACCTATGATGATCTTTAAAACGGAAGATAACCTTCAACTCTCTGTTAATCCCAGCTTTCATACATACACGCTGGAAGAGATACAGATGGAAGAAGATCAACAAAAAGGAGGATAACGATGGGCAAACTAACAGTAGATCAGGCTGACTCACTTCAAAAGAAGGGTGTTCTCACTAAATCAGCAAGAACCAAAATGCAAAATGAAGGGCTGATTACTGAGAAGAAACAAACGAAACAGTACTATATAAAGACTGGCCCTAATCAATTCAATAAACCACAAATGTATATTGAAGGTATCAGGGGATTGACTGTAAGTACAGAAGGACAATCAACTATCAATACTTTAAGAGAAGAATGGCAAAGTCTTCTCAAAAAGCACTGTGTCACTAGCACAGAGGTTAATTCAAAAACAACAAAATGATGAAAGGAGTCATACAAGATGCGTACAAGTAAAGCTACATTCGATCCTGCTCAGTCTCAATTTATACCAATTGAGTCTGGCACATATCCTGCCCATATAACGGGAATCACAGAAAGAGAGGTTAATACTAAAGTTGGACAAGCAACAGTATTTAATCTCACATACAAAGTAGCAGACGAAGCTGGTAAAATACAGCAATCCGTCTGGGAAATGGATGGGTTTGAGTACAAAACAGACAAGTCTGGAGCTAAAATCCCTGTAGTTAATGGGGATGGCACTCAGAAGACTGCTGAGTGTACTCACATAGTTGGAAAAGAGTTCGGAGACAAAGGATATTTTGTTTTCTCTGATTCAGCTCTTTCTGGCAGGAATCGGAAATACTTCAACCTTCTCAATCTTCTTAATGTAAAACTAGAAGAAGAGGAGGATGAAGGTGTTAAGGTACAACGGTTAGTACTTCTAGATGAAGAGGATGTCGTAGGCAAACCTGTCTATGTCAGACTCTCGCCTGAAAAGTACGTCACCAGAAACACCAAGCATCTCCCAGAAGCGGAGCAAGACTGGAGAACAGCTTGGAAAGTTGATAGAATAGACAAATGGCCAGATGGTCAAACTCTATCAGCGGATGAAGTCGAAGGCGACATACCGTTCTAACCCTACCTCGCCACTGGGATGTGGTCTAATGGCAAGACACTCGGCTGTTAACCGAGAGGATGTAGGTTCGAGTCCTACCGTCCCAGCAAATTAAGGAGAATAGTATGAAAATATCTGGAATATGTTCAAGACATGGATACTACAAGGGTGAAAAATGCCCTAAATGTAGAAAAGAGGAGAAAGGTGATGAGAGTAAAAGTAAAAAAGGTGTTTAATGGATATGTCTCTGTGCGAGACTATGTTGTCAAGAAATGTGCAAATAAAAGAGAAGATTTGCTCATAGAACATGATGATAAATTTATGAAGATTCCTTTCTCAACTTTAATTGATCCAAGTAGTCTGCATACTAAAGAGTTCATTAGCAAATACGATGGGAGTAAATATACTCTCAATGACTTCAAATGGAACCCTGTGGACGAATCTCAGCTTGATATTTGGGATTAGGATAAGTATATTCTGTTAAGGGGAGAGCGGCTCGCTAACCTCTATCGTGACCCTTCTCAATCTCTTCTCATCTGAGCTGCTCTCCTCTTGGTGTCTCTAATAGTAACCTTAATATAAGGAGCAATAAAAATGGATGGAGTAACAGTAGTGAAACTAAATGAATTGGAATTAAATATAATCCACAATTTGCTAGATAACTCAGAACATAAGGCACATGATCCACACGTCAGTTCTCTAGAAAAAGATTTTAAACAAATTATCGAAGACTATAAAGAAGCAAAAGGTGAGGCTCTAAAAGATAGAGCTGAGGGTCGACTGGGCCCACTCTGCTACGACTGTGATTAGTGAAGCTAATAGAGCTTCACACTTTAAAGGTTGGTGATAACTTTGAAGTAAGAGGAATGAGAGGTGTTCTTCTCTCACTCTCTGTAGGCTTTGCAAAAGTATACTGGTACAAAGTACCAAAGTTCGATAGTGGATTCCCCGAGACAGATAAAGAATTAAGAAATTTCTATTATAAGAAAAAGATGAATATTGCGCCTGGCGCAATGGTTAAAAAGGTAAGAAAAAAAGGAGGCTCTTATGGGTCATTCAGCGTGGATACAATACTTAGCGGCAAAAAGGGCTAGAGATCAGCTCGTAGAATATATGACAGATGTTCTAGACTGGTCTTATGCAGAACAGTGTGCCGATGAAATAATAGCAGCTCAGGAACATCTAGAAGAACTGGGCATCTATCCGCCACATGAAGAAGCTATTAATAAGTGGGATGATTGATGTCATTTAAATGTCCCAAATGTGGTGAATTGATAGAGGGAGTGCATATTAGGTCTACTGGCAGATATGACTCTTCAAAGAGAATAATAGAACTGCTTTCCCCGAGAAATGATGGACTTAGGAAACTTCTAAAAAAGCTTCACAAAGCAATATCTAGAAGTATTCCATCAGATAGTGATAAGATGTCTTTTCTAAAGTTTCTTGAAAGAATAGATGGAGTAGAAGATGACAAGATAACATGGGGAGTAAATCTATATCTCTCAAAAGAATTTCGATATGAAGGTAAGGGATATAACTACCTTGCTGGCATAATAGATAGACATAATCTCGATAGAGATAAGCTAAAAGCGTATGAGCGCCTGAGATATGGCTCTCCACCACCGATAACCAAAATAAAGGAGAAAGATGATGAAGTATAGTATGGGAAACTTCCCTGTGACAGAAGTGCCAATTGAGACAGAAGGACTGACTAATTCAACGGACTACAAGTTCATAGTAAGATGCGATACATCACAAGTACTAAGTTGCATGACAAAGGAATACAAATTAGTAACAAATCAAGAAGTAATTGATGCTTCCTACAATATCATGAAAGAGGCAAAAGCCACAATGTCAGAAGTAAGGACATTTGGTGGTGGAGCCAGAACTGTATGGAAATGGAAGTTTCCAGATAGTGTTGAAGTAAAGAAGGGAGACTTCATCAATCCCGAAATCCTCATTAAGAACAGTTATGATGGATCAACACAGGTAAGTCTTCTTGCTGGACTGTGGAGACAAATATGTTCTAATGGTATGGTCATTGGTAATACAATAGGATACAACTCTAATCGACATAGCATATACAATCCTAATCTGGATAAGCTCCCAGAGATTATCTATGATATGGTATCATTTACTAAAGACGTAATACAAAATGAACTAGGATACTTGATTAGTACTGAACTGAAAAACAAAAATAATATCTCTAAAGTTGTAGAGATGTTCCCACAACAGGTTATAGAACAATTAGTCAATTATCTCGCTGCAAAAGAGATTAAGACATATTGGGATTTACTTAATGCCTGTACTTGGGTAACTACCCATGCCATGAACAGATCACAGGAAAGTACCTTCAAATTGGAGAGTACTATATATCCTAAGATCAAAAAGTGGGCAAATGAAGAAATAGCCCAGGCATGAGTACTTCCGAATGGCAGAGATGTCCTGTCATTATACCATATTTGGGGGGGAAGTTTGAACTGAGTAGAAAACTGGTTCCTATGCTTCCCCCTCATACAAGGTATATAGAAATGTTTGCTGGCGGACTGTCTATGTTCTTCAGAAAGAAGAAGGTAGAATGGAATGTGGTGAATGACTTTGATAATGATGTTGTTAATCTATATATTTGTGTAGTAGAAAGATTTAATGAATTAGCATCATATATATATTGGTATCCTAGAAGTCGTACCTTATTCGATGAGATAAGGAAAGAGATTCATTCTGGGAAAACAATAGATATTCCTGATCCTAGAAGGGCTGCGAGATACTTTTACTTAATAAGAACTGCCTTCAATAAAAGTGTTCACGGTGCCTTCTCTAAGCAACCAAAGAAGGATTGGGGAGATCAATTAACAGAAGAGCTGAAACACAGTAGAACATATTTTGATGGAGTTACTATAGAAAATATGGACTTTAGATTACTTGCAGAAAAATACTATCCAAGACAAAACGATTGCTGGTATCTAGACCCACCCTATGTGGTATCTAAGAGAGGTGATTATTATTACCACGGATTTACAGAGAAAGACCATGAAGACTTAAAAGATATAGCTGACATTATAGATAGCAGTGGAGCAAAGTTCATGATTAGCTATGATAGTGATGAATGGATAAAAGAATCTTACAAGCAATATAATATACAGGTAGTTAAAACAAAGTATGCTGGAGCGACAGAATCTAGAGAAAAACTATTCGAGGAACTTCTCATAACGAACTATGAGACAGTTACACAGGAAACCCTAAATCTATAAGGAGAGCAAATATGGAAAATGTCAAAGAAATGAAAGTCAGTCCAGCAAGTAGAGAAGCGGAAGAAGCTCTGATTTCCTCAATTATTCAAGGAGGTCAGGATTCTTATGAGAAAGCTTCTATATGGATAATAGATGATGATGCATTTTACCATTCAGATACAAAATCATGCTGGCAGGCACTTAAGAGACTATCGAGATCAAAAGCACCGATAGACACAGTTACATTAATAAATGAAGCTAGAAAGAAGTGGAATAGAGATACATGCGGAGACTTAGCATACTTTGTTACAGGACTACTAGATGCGGGAATACAATCAAATGCATATTCATATGCACGAATAATATGGGAAAAATATGTACAGAGACAGGTCATAGAAAGTTCATGGAAACTATATGACGAATCATTTGATGATAATCAGAGACTTGGATTCTTACTAGAAAAACACAGAAAATTTATAGAAGAGCTAATTGATTTTCAACCAGACAAGAGTCTTAACATAGAATCAATAGCTAAGGAAGCTCAAAAGAGTATAAAGGACAAAGGTAATATGATTAGTTTTAACTGGCCTATGTTAGATCATATAGCTGGTGGAATGACGAGAAAAGAGATAACTGTATTAGGTGGTAGGCCAGGTCACGGCAAGACCACATTCATGATTAATATCATCAAGAAGTTGATCGAAGCTGGCAGAAAGGTTATGGTATTTAATAGAGAGATGAGCAATGTAGAGATGATAAAGAAGTTGATTGTTCTTGAAAGTAATAGTCTATCTTATACAAATGTCAGACATGGAGACCTGTCTAAAGAAGATGAAGAAGAAGTATCTGATATATTCGGTGCGTTTTCTGAGAAATATAGCAATCTCATGCTATATGATGATGTAAGAAGACTAGAGGATACAATGAGAGAGGTACGTAGACACAAGCCAGACGTGATATTAGACGACTTTATACAGTTAATACAGGTAATAGGAGCTGAAGCGAGAAGATTCGAAATAGAGCAAATTCTACAAGACTATAAATGGATATGTAAGAAGATGAATTGTTCGGCTATACTAGTAAGTCAGTTAAATAGAGAAATCGAGAGGAGAATAGAGCCTAGACCTATGATGAGTGATTATGCTGAATCAGGATCAATAGAGCAAACAGCAGAGACAGCTATGTTCGTTTTCTATGGTTATAACTATGATAGCAATAGATTTGACAGGTATGAGTCAGAAATCATAGTAGGAAAGGCCAGATATGGAAGGGTAGCTACATACCAGGCTGGCTTTAATGGTGATAGATGTAAATTCTATTCATCGAGAGAGCAAGCCGCAGATGAGACCCAAAATACAATTCCTAAAGGAAAGAAGGAGAATGATAAGGAGGTGCCGAATGTGTAGTAAGCAATCATATTCTGAACATTATGACTTCACATCGTCTTATACAAAGACATATGTAGGAGTTGTCTGTAAATCCTGTTGTATAAGAGAATATTACGGAACAAGAGGTAAGACAGGTAAACTCTATCCAAAAGACATGGAGTCTAAATCACTATTTGGATTAAAATAATGCACGATATAGAGAAAGAGACAGTAATCAGTATAGACCCTGGTATGGGCGGTGGGATCGCCTGGTATGATGGAAATGAGATGAATTGGTCGAAAACCCCAAGTGGTGCTAGAGAGATGGCAAATTCCGTCAGACGAATAGTGCGACATTTCAGCATTGAAGGAATCCCTAAAAGAAGAATTTTGGTTACAATTGAACAAGTCCACGCAATGCCCCACGATGGAAGAAGTTCCCTATTTAAATTTGGTACAAATTATGGTACGTGGATCGGGATATTTGGCACTATGAATATGGACGTGACCTTTATAAGTCCACAAGTATGGCAAAAGTCATACATAAGTACACCTTCCGCCTTTGAAAGTAAGGCAAAAAGGAAGAGATACTTAAAAAGTTTAGCCTCTGATGCATTTCAAACTAAAAATAAAAAGGTAACGCTGGCTACATCTGATGCTATACTGATATGTCAGTATAGTTATTTGAATCTCCTTTCAGACTAGGTGTGGCCAGCAAAATCTAAAGGAGAAATCTTATGTTTAATACAAAAATGGAAGTTCTATTTAGTATTGGAAGTAAATACTCAAGGATAAGAGTATCTAAATCAGTCTTACTAGGAACACAGTATCATATAACAATAAATCTATGGCCAGCAAGCATATCAATTACCCTATCTTCCCATACAGTAGCATTAAATATTAAAATATTTAGGCCGTTCATCACTATTACTTTAGGATTTTAATAAGGGGGATCAATATACTGTTGCCACCAAAGTTTTTCATCTTTGGCGGTGATAAACATTTCTATCCAATATGATATAAATGGTGGAAAGAACAGTCTTCTCATATCTCTCATAAAACTATCATCATCATCTTCATCAGCATAAATACCAAACAGTGTGAAGTAATACATTGCTCTGAAGATTAGTCCAAGTACAGGTGACTCCCCACCTCTAAACATAGTACCTAAAGGTCTTCCTGTAAGCATTCCAACATTACTAACTTGTTTTAAAAATTTTGCGGCCTGATATGCTGGTGACTTAAAAAACTGTACAAATACACCCAATCCTGATGCAATCACCCTAGTAGAAGCAAACCTAGCCATCTTTGCAAGCTCTATATCACCTTTATGCCTTCTTTTTCCCTTCTGCCCAAGTCTTTGTACAGCATCTACTGCCCTCTGACCCACATCACCTAAACTCTGTCCTCTCGTAGAGTTTATCATGTTCTCCACTATTTTTTTATCGTGAAGATGTTGAAAATATGTGTATCCTTTAAACTGCATCACACCTTTCATTGGCCCACCAAATGCAGTAGTATGGAACTGAGGGCTCATTCCAAACTGTAAATTATATACTGCGTTTCTACCTATACTAATAGCCTCTGGACTGGTGAATCTACCTTCACCTTTTGGTAGATAACCCATTCTATCTGCTACTAACATTGCTGCGATAGCTGTCTCAGCTCTCAGGTTTTCTTCAACGCCAGAAAATGTTAGATAACCTTGCCCAGCCTTAATAGGAGGCGGAAACCATTTCAACGTGAAGAAGGCTGCTCTTCTCAGTTGAGACTTACTAATACCTCTCATAATTTTCTTCAATCTATCTTCTACGAGAGCTTTATCCATAGTACTATTAGGAGATACAATATCCCAGTAAAGACCCTTTAGTCTTTTAAATCTTACTAAATCCTGTTGTCCTACACCTAATCCAGAAGCACGTCTTATTGCATAGTCAATATTTTTCATACCCTTTCCATCTATGAACTTTCTTCTAGATAGATTGAGGAATGCTAACGCTTCCTTTCTTCTAACCATTGCGAGGTCTCTAAAAGTTGGATCGGCACTATGCATACCCATAAGCATTTCATTAAATGCGCTAAGAAGCTCAAGAACTCCTGTTTCTTCCACAGCCTCTCTAAACTTTTTATACTGAGGATGTTTTGGATCGTTTAGCTTGAAAGACTCTTTTGATATTTCCCATCCAAAATGTACAAATACATTTAATCTCTGAAAATTATTCTGGAGAGCAGACCACCAATTAAGGAACTTTGATGTATATATTAAGTTGTTAAAGGTTGTATAAAATTGTACATCATCTGGCGTGTAGTCTTTATTTTCACCCAGCCTTCCTTCCCTTATTGCTTTAGGAATAATTTTATTGAGAAAATTAGCCATCCCTTCATTGTCTATAACATCAGACTTATAATTAGACTCACCAAATGCTACCTTAGTCATCCTTATAAGATAATCACTTAATGTTTTATTGTCTGTTGTATATAAGAGAGATTGTAATAACTGTACTTTAATTTCATTCATCTGTAGGGCAGTTATTGTCCTATCGAAGTAGTTATTATCTACCTGTGCATCTTCTCTTCTCTTTGTATGATCCATCATAGTGCCAATATGTTTGAAGTGTACAGGCTTATTAATTATATCTATATCCTCTGGGCTCTCCATACTGGAAACAGGGGCACCAGCAATCCTTCTAAGAGTTCTCTCTATTCCAAATTCTACTGCCTTCCACTCAGCTAAGTCAGCCTCAACAGCATCTCTTGTCTCCGCGGAATCATAATCATCTTCCTCCAGCTCTTCTTCTATTATACCTATAACTTCTTTTGCATCATCGAGTCTCTGCCCAGCCTCATCTTCATAATCACCTTCATAAAATTGATTTGGATCATAGTTCGATGCCTTCGGCTCAATAAAATCTAGCGTAGTTTTTATAACACCCGTATTTGGGTCTCTATAAACATTTGTTCTATACCCACCCACAGACATAGCTTCATCCAGTAACGCTCCTATCTCTTCATCGGTATACCCCTCATTTGTCATTTTCTTCTCAAGCCTTCTGGACATAGCTTCAAGCCTACCCCTGATCCTCTTAATCCATTTATTACTTTCCTTCCAAAAATCTTTATTGATTCCCCTCCTTTCTTGTACAGCATCCCATAGATGTGATTCAAGTTCCCTCGGAACTCTTACTCTTTCATTAAATCTGTGATAAGCTCTGTAATTACCCATGTCACTATATATAGGGCTTTTATCTTTCTTTCGACCCAGCAATCTACGTCTTTGGAATAAATCCCACCCCTGAGCCTTGTACCATCCCTCTGGAATAATATCTTCTAAAGCTCTAGTCCCCTCTTCACCACTAAACGCTGTCTCTGTGCCTACCTTTCCCGTTTTAACAAATGATGTTGATGTGCCATCAGGGCTCACAACTTTTACTATGTATGCACTATACTTCTCATTAGCACCACCTTCCCCTTCCTTATACATTATATAATGAAACACATCTCCACTCTGATCCGTTACTCTATGAATCTTATCGTGTACAAGAGTCTCATCCTCAGCCTCGTTTATTTCTTGTTGTTTCTTTACATCTTCTAAGATGCTAGTAATAAACTTACCTGCAGGCGACCCTCGAAACTTTGCAAACTCCTTTGGATCAGACGGGATATGTTTAGGTACTATATATCTTACTCTTCCCGCCAGTACTCCCTTGTAAAATTTATGGAACGACTGACTAACAAACTCTGATATATCACCTTCCCCGAAGTCTACTCTTGTTCTAGGGATTACTTGCACATCACTTTCACTTACACGATTGAGTTCATCAGTCTCAATAAATCTGACATGGTATGACTCATTATCTATACCAACTATTCTTATCGGTTTACTATCAGTTGTAAATATGTATTTGCTATGATCTCCCAACCCCTCAAAAAGATAATCATTTAACTGATCGTAGGTAAAATTATCTTGAACAGCAGACTGTAATTTCGTCTGTATGCCAATAATCTTCCTCTTATAACTAGAAGATTTACCTTGAACAAGATCAGAGAATGACTTCAGTTTATTAACTAGATTATATACATACCCCTCTTTATCCCTAGATAGCACAAGTCTTGACGGCTCTATCAGCATCCTTTCCCATGCAGTAAGAGGAGCATTAGGATTATGATGCCGTCCAGTAATACCTACTCTTCCCTGCTTGAGAGTTCTATGATACCAAACTGACATAGACACCACCCTACTAGGCCCCATAGAATTAAAATCTACAATAGGTTCATTGAACTGTTTCTGATAAGCATCCCCAAGCATATCAAGGTACTCAATAATAGGATCAGTAGACCTAAATCCATCAAGGCTACCTAGCTCAACAAGAGTTGAGTATATAGAATCATATAATCTCTTGTGCCAGACGTACCTTCTTTGTTCTTGTTTCTTTTTGTTCCCAGTAAACAGATGAGAGCTGTCGCGTGGTTCACCTACCATCTTTCTAGTATTTAGGGAGCTCTTTATCCTAGATTTATAGAAAATCCAATCTTCTTCAGCTACACCTTTCAAGAAGTTAGTATTTGCGCAATCTATTGCATCTTGTTGTTTAGACATTATTTTTTACACACTCTTTTTTGTAACTCTTTTTCATATTGAACAGTACGTACTTCAAAACTCATTTTTTCTTTCTCTATCAGCTCATCACGAGTGGGAACCTCAAAAAGATTTTTACCCCAGGAATTAAAGTATAGAATAGCAGCTTCCTTCTCCATTAATTCAAATGGAAGTAACATAACAACATTCTCTATATCTTTTATATCTCTCTTCCTAGTCTTTCCTTTCTTCTGGCCTACCCTTAACATCACACCATCGAAATGTCTCTGTGTTGCCATCCACCTTGTCTCTGGGCTAAGAGCTCTAAATTTCGGTAGCCACTTCTCAATAAAAGCACCTATAGCCTCACTATATTCATACTTAGTAATAAATCTATCTCTTAATGGGAATGTATTACCATGCTCATCTTGAAACTCTTCATTAGCAAATATATTTAGATAATCACTGACCATCTTGTCAGCAAACTTCCTTCCTTCTGTTACATTTTCTTGTGCTATCTTTAATCCGATCTTAGCTGCTTCGGCTGGAGCCACCTCGTTAAACTCATTTATTGCAGCTATGTGAGCGTTCGCAGTATGGTCTCTTGTAAGAGCAAAGATGTCTCCCTCTGAAATTGTATCTAATGGGTATGCTGCCTCATGCTTTTGAATTTCTTCATAAAGAATTGGCATTATATTCTCAAATACTGTGCGAGTTTCCATTCCTGCTTGTTCATTGTACGCATCAACAGTAAGTCCTTCTAATTTCTGTCCTTCTCTCTCTGTTCTTGCTCTGGCTACAGTATAATCCATAGACTTTTCTTTTATTCCACCTCTCATTACAGCTCTATCTAAAGTAGACTTGTTTTTATCAGTTGCGGTATTGTAATTATGGAAGTTCTGAGAATATCCATACATCTCCATCATATTAAGAGACCTTTGCCCTCTTCCCATTTCCCTTCCTCTTCTGAGAGGAGAATATTTAAATGCTCCAAAAATATCTTTGATATATATCTCTTTCATCATTGTTGACAGTTCTTTTCCATCGCTTCTCCTAAGTATTCTATCCACCAAGAAAGAATACCCATTATATCCCCAGTGAGGGAGTAACATCTCTTTCACATTATCTACAGCCGCCTGTAATAATATAGATGCTTCATGAGCAGAGGTAGTTTTTAAATATAGTGGGACATCTGCCTTTGCTATTTTTTTAGGGCCGTAGACCTTGCCGTCCTTATCAACAACACTTATACCCTCATCTTTTAATGATTTATACACTTCAAGCTGTGAGACTATACTCTTATCAAGAGGGGCATAATCTATAATAACCATCTCGGCTGGAGGGACAACCTCTATAGATACATCTTTACCCATCACTTTCCATTGTGTCTTGAGGTTCTTGAATACCAAGACCTCCCTTATGGATTTGAAGTTATTTATTATACCCTCAGATGCATGAGCAACTGATGTATTCTCCATTACCTTTGTAAGGTCATTAAAATTGGATAAAACCCCTTTGAACTTACTATGCTCAAATATATCTAGTCTGGTACTCTTCACACGGGATTTATATGCATCACTATTCATCATCATCTTCATTCCCTGTTTCACTTTTGGGGGAAGAGACTCTACCATCAAGTGATCGCCATCAAAATCTCCTTGAAGCCACTTAAAAGTATCAATCGCGTTTACAAAAACCCTGTTACCACCATCATACTCTATAAACTTGACTCTTCTTAGAGCAAGAGAAGGAATATCAACGACTGGCTGCCTACCTCTGAGATGTTCTATATTTTTTGTTTTCAATCTTTCATTTAGTTCTGCAATAGCAGCTTCCCTTTCACGCTTCTTTCTATATCTAGACCAGAAATCTAGAAACTCATCTTTATCTTCATATGCTTCCTGAGCTGTGAGTCTAACCATCGTTCTATTACCATCTCCATAGGCAATCTCGTCTTCACCCAAGTGGTCAGCAAAATCGGGAGCCATCGCGATGTAGCTTCCTTGCCCATCCCGCCTCCCTTTGAAGGCGGTTTGCTTAATTACGCTATTGATAATAGAAGGTGCGTGTCTCTTCATGTAAACAGGATGCAGCAAAGCTGCTGCGTCTATTGCTTTTATCAACTCAAACTCAGTGAATGTAGTCTTATGTTTTATTGCTCCCAGCTCTACTAGCATTTCACGTAACCTTGCTGGGTCAGACCGCATCTTAACTAGGTTAGATATGTGTTTCCTTGCATGGCTTACTAGATGATTAGCAACTATCTTGTACCCAGCCCTGAAATCCTCATCCTGTAGAAGGTCTGGAGATATAGCTAAATCCATCCATGTCATAGGGAAGGGAGCACTTCTCTTACCAGACTCATCACCAGCACTAATGACTCTCAAAGATGACTCGGGCAATGTTAGAACGGAGTTTGTTTGACTGTATGCTCCACTACTCTTCTTAGTCTCTTCTGTACTAGCCCAAGCTTGTATATTTACGTCACCATCAGGCCCATGAAAGACATACTCTATCCTACCAGTGTCACCGCGAACACTGATGATAGGAGCTTTAGTTTCCTTATTAATAATTTGCATACCAGATGGGGCTTCAGACATATTCATTTTTTCCATTATCATACCTTCACCATCAACATGATATATATATGGCTTAAACTCAGTAAGTCTTTCTCCTCTCTCTGGCTCTCTACCTATAGCATGAGCTATCTTTCCCATAGACCGACTATCTACTGGCATAAATCCATCAAATCTATACCTTTTCTTTCCGATCTGTAAGAAGTCCTCCTCTGCTGAGATTGTCTTCTCTACCCCATCGACAACCATTCTTATCTCAACCTCACTAGGATCAATGACTACCATATCATATGTACCCTTATTACCTGTCCATCCGTAAGGTCTCCATCCCTCAGCTAATATTGATCTAGTTCTGCTGAACTCATCTGCAATACCTTTATAAGATTCGGGGTCTTCTCTCCTTAATTTTCTAGACTCCTGTAAATATTGTTCTCCGTAAGCAGCCTTCCACCATTCATGTCTGGAGATAGCTTGAGCGTAGGCTATGGGATTATTCCACTCAACTATCTGATTCTCTGCATATACTATCCAGTTATCTATATCTTGTTGAGATACATTCCCCGCTTTCTTCTCAGCTTCAAAGTATTCACTTATAGCTTCCATATTATCACTGTTTTCTACCCACTCCTGAGATACCTCAGTCAAAATTAGTGTCGATTGATTTGCTCCTCTAACACCTACGATAGAGTAAGGAGTATCTAATCCACCAGAGTCAACCCATTTTGAAATATCTCTTTCAAGTCTGTCAAATCTATTTGCTACCCATTGATTACCAACATTGTAATAGCTGGTTTTATCCTGCCCATCCGAGTCTGTATATGTAAATGTCTTATTTATATCAGAGAATTTAAGGTAAGCAGTCTTATCTCCCAGAGGAGTCTCATCAATAAATGATTTCCTTTGGAACATAGAAAGCTTGCGGCCAGTAATAGATTCTTTGTCTCCCTGTAATGTCATTTCGCCATCAAGGACTTCAAAGCTTACCTTGTCTGATCTTGGTATACTGTCTTGAGCGTGAGTGTATAACCTATTAACAACCTGTCTTAGATGTTGCGCCGCTGGCCTACGATGCCTTTGCTCTCGAAGAGCATTCTCTGCTAGAATCCTAATTTGTTTCTCTTTACTGGCCCAGTCTCCCTGAGTTACATACTTCATAAACCTCATTCTATTGGATCGAACATCAAAACCTGATTTATGTAACGACTTAGCAAAATCTATCATCTTCAAGAACTCAGACCTATCCATTGAGACTCCCCAGACGCTAACACCAGTCTCTAAGAACCTCTTGTACCCCCAATCCGCTTCAGATTCAGAGTTAGATGCCCAGTCATCATAATCCCTTTCCTCCTCATCAGCGATAGTAGATGAAAAGTCTGCGTTCTCATCTGCAAATAGATTTGCTGCACGTCTAGACCTACCAGCCTTTAGTTCCTTCATTTTTTCTTTAGAATATTTATGTTTATATCTCTTCCTGACTTCTTTACTTATACTTACTGGTCTAACTCCAATCTCCATAGGAGCATCCTCATAGAACTCTTCAGCAATAAGAGTAACTACTTGATCTGATGTTAGTTTTGAAGGAGCCACCATCGCTTTTAATTTTCTCCAAAATCTTACTAACCATGCTTTCATCTTCTCAAGTAATTGTCCTTTAGGATTGAACTCTCTCACGGCTCTATGAGCATATACTTGACCAACGGCCTGTGCTAGACGCTCTCCAACAGCTTGGAACTTATCTAAATTTCTGTATTCTCCAGTCTCTTCAGTAGCAGCCCACTCCATTGCTTCTGTTCCAAACATCTTCACAGCCTGTCTAACTAGAGGGCTGGTCTCTCCTAAAAGATTCCAGTAAGCATGGAAATATTCGTGAGGAATAATCTCTAGAGATGCTTCTTTCCCCTCTGGGGTGATATTAGCAAATCTTACTAGATCACCAAGAGATTGTCCCATAATACCCACAGGTAACTCATTAGCATTAACTACGAACCCTTTCTCGAATGGCTTAATGAAGGGCATCTTCCTTCTTAATCTTCTAAAGATAACCCGCCTAATCTTGCGTGTCTCTTTAATGTTATTACCTTTAAGGCTGTGTCGACTCTTCTTTCTAATATGAGATACGTCTACAAATGAGTTGGTATTATCGTCATCCTTTTTCTTCCTTTTCTTATCCTTGTCTATCGGCATTACATCTTTATCTTTTTTCGTTCTCTTTGGGAACTCTCTCTTGCCAGACAATCTTTCTTTAAATCTTTTTAGTGCTTCTACCTTTGTGATTTTCTTCTTCTCTTCTACAGCTTTTTTAGCTTCTCCAGCTACCGTCTTTTTACCAGAAGTTCTGAGCTTAACCTCTTTTAGTATTGCCTTAACAAGAGATGCCTTATTCGCACCCTTATTAATCTTAATGTTTCTAGAATCAGCAAAGCTAATGATGTCTGCTTTTAACCATGACTCTTCGGGAAGTCGAACTTCTTTCTTCTTGGGCGCTGGTTCACCCATGACTCCAAACTTACCAGACTCTCCCTTATCTGGTGGCGTTTTTTGCCCAATTTCTTCTAAAGTCTTTTTTAAATCTTCAACATATACACCTTCTTGGGCTTGCCCCTTTTTTATCTTAGCAGCCTTCCATTTATCAAAAGCCTCATTAAAAGACTCCTTAGTTGGGAATACTTTATTTATATCTTTTATAACCTTCCGTACTGTAAGACGAACATCAGCATTATCGGGCCAGTGCTGAGCTAAACGTAGCAAACCCATAGCTTCTTCTCTTATCTCAGAAATATTACCATCCTCAACAGCACTATAAAATTCACTCACTTCCTCTACAGCCCACTCAGCTTGAGCAGACTTGTCACCCTGTACAGCAGCTTCCTTTTTTCTCTCCGTCATGGTACGAAAATTTTTCGTCTTAATACCAGCAGGAGTAAGAGGCTTCTCAGCTTTAGGTGTATCCTTACGAACACTTTCTCCCGTAACTCTTTTAAATACGGTTACCTTTAATTGAAAAAATTCTAATTGTTGAGCAACTTCCTTAGGGCCCAGTTTATATATGCCCCCCTCTGCCTTTTCAATTTCATCCATCTTTTTAAGTTCTTCATCAGTAAGATCGTGTATCTCTCCTCTTATTATCATAGACAGATTACCAGTTTTGTTGTATCTTTCAGCTGCCGCTATGCTTCTATCTAATTTTATATCATTTATTTCATCAACATTTGTTACGTCCTCTTCCTCATCCTCTGCCACCATAGGTGTTGTCTTGAAAAGTTCAACAAGAGCATTCTTACCAGCTTTTCCTGCTTGATCTCCAACTACCGCAATCAACTGATCCTGCCACCCCTCGTTAGCCATATTTATAACTGGGATACCCTTTAGACTAGCTAGAGATATTGCCTGTCCAGTACCTCCAGTTTTTATAGTTCTTATATTACCGCTCCCAGGTGCATCCTCATCCCTAACAGCACCATCTTTAGTCCAAGTTAGGACAAAATCAACAGGAGTATCTAGGTTCTTACCAAAAACTTGGAATGTATTCCTAGCATGTAAGTCTAACCCCTTCTCTTTTGTTAACTTTTCTTTAAGAGGATGTATTTCCTTTGCGATCTTTCTTGTATCATCATCAGCATCTTTCGGTGTAAATATATTTTTCTTTTCTACGCCATATCTGAATGCCGCGTCAGCACCTTTAGCATTACCAGTATTTACAGTATATCCAGCCTTTTCCAAAACTTTAGATACTTCATTCATCTGTTTTCTAATATCAGATGGAGTATCCCTAGACCCAACACCAGTATATGTCATTGTTGGTGATCCCTCAACAGGATCAGGTAACTTATCAAACTCTGGACTATCTCCCTCTTCTTCTGCGGCTTTTCTCGCAGCGACATCTTCTAGAGTACCCCCTATCTCTTTTAACTCATTCGGGTCTCCTATAAAGTCAAGTGGCTGTCCAATGACATCCTTCTCTTGCATATCCGCATTCCACCCTACATCTGGTGGTTTGTCAAATGCTGTAACTATTCCATCTTCATCGGTAACAACTATAGCTCCCTTGAATGGGCCATCAATAACTTTATACGGAGTCTCATCTGGCTCTGGTGGGAAAGCAGCTTCCCATTCAGTTGGAGTCATCCCACTTAGTAAAAACTCTCTTTCTGGTGCATCTAGATTGGGAAATGCATCTTGAATATGTAATCCCTTCTCTTGCCAGTCTCTAAACTGCTGCTCAGTAGCCCCAGGAATAAACATCATATGTTTCTTTCCACTCATAGGGGACTGCCTAATCACCATAGCACCAGACTCATCAAAGGACACACCTTCTTTAGCTTCAACAGGAGCTTCAGCTATAACTGTCTCTTGAGGTTCTTCCTCCTTTTCTGTTGGAGCTCCCTCTAGATTCTTAAGGAGAGCTTTCTCTTGAGCCAATCTTTCTTGTACATACTTTTTAGTATTTGTTTTTTTGTATGTACCTTTTTTCAGACCATCTTCTTTCTGTTTAATTTCAGCTTTAAGATATGCAATAGGGTCTTTTTTAAATTTTGCATATCTTTTTCGCATGCTATCATAAACAGACTTAGCTTGGCTTTTAGTAAATTCACCTTCGTGAGCTTTTACAATAGCTGCGACTGTACGTTTAGGGTCTGGTCTTAATTCATTGTCTATGTCTTCAAGAGTAAGGGGTGGTACCGCTTTATCCTTAGCCCTTGCTTTTTCCATTGCGCCAATACCAGGCTTAGGAAAGAATCTTGGTGGTGGCTCTTCCTCAGCTCTTTCTTCTGCAGGTTTCCTAGCCGCCAGCTTGACTGCATTTAAATCCATAAATGCTGATTGCTCGGCACCCTGCCCTGACCCAGCCACTTTTTGCAATCTTTCAGCTAATTCGCTTTCTATCTCTGCTAACTGCTCATTAGACATTTCACTAACCACTTCGCCCTGACTAGTAGCACTAAGACCAGCAGATTGTATTTGATAAGTAGGACTATTCACATCCTGAGTTACAGCCGTGAGATCATCATCAAGAATAACCTCCTCCCCTTCTTGATTGAGAACCATTATTGATCCCGCCTCACTTCTTGCTGTTACTTTTGCCGTATATTTCTCACCTTTTACATTATAGATTTCTATCTCATCCTCTATTAAATCCCTAGCGGATTTCTTCTCTGTTACTATGTCTGCTGGTTCTATAAATTTGTAAGGGAATGTAATTTGCTTACTCTTACCATCTGGTAATGTTACCTTTAAAACTACCCCTTTCTTTGTCTTCTTTAATATCTCACCTGATTTCCCCTGATGCTTATCAACTCCAACTATTGTTACATTATCACCAACGGATAACATATCTGCTTTTTGTTCATCAGATATAGCCTGCACGGCTTCTTCTGTAACTACATCTATTTGCCCTTCAACCGCTGTAATAGATGGGTCTTCCTCTACAACCATGTCTCCTATATTTAAATCAGCCATGTTCACTTGAGAATCTTCCATCATAAATTGGATGTCGCTTTCTAGCTTAGCTTTAACAATATCATCAGCTAGTAATGTCTTAACAACTCCTACTAAATCACCGCCTGGAGCTGTTTCAATAGAAGTTCCTATCTTTGCCTTGCCAGTGGCTATCCGATCCAACATAGAACGTACCTTCTCCGTTGATATTTTAGCGTCTGCGGGTAATATTCCTTCTTCTTTGAACCATCTACCCACTCCATGAAGAAGATTCGATCTGGCGGATTCTGAGAGCTCATCTATTAGTGTCGGATCACCCATCTCTTCAATGAATTTGACTGCTCTTTCTTGATATGACTCAATATCCTTAGTGGATTCAGCAGCCGCAGCTGCTTTATCTTCATCAACTGCAAGGGTAGAGTAATTATATACAGGAGCGTCAAATGCAAGTGATTCTAGAAAGGTTGGAGCTGTAAACTCTCCATCACCTACAGGTGGGGCCGCGGGAGCAGATGTTGGGGGTACACCATGCGCTGCATCAGAAGCTTTCTGTGCTACAGTCTCTCCAAAATCATCAATGTAATCTATTGTTTCCTTCTGTCTCTTAGCTCCCCCAACTGCTCCTCCAAATCCACTAAATATACCACCACCTATTGCACCACCGTATGCCTGCTCTATTAATTCTTGATCCTTTAGACCCTCTCTAGTAGCCTTTGTTATATTAGACATCACTTCATCAGGAGTATCACCCCAACCATTCTCTAGTCCCCAGTTGATAACATTCTGTGATAGACCCTGCGCAGCCTCGGTCACAGCTTCAGTAAACATACCATCAATAGCCTCAGTACCAATAACTCCACCCTTAGATGCAAGCCTAGCCCAGAAACTCTGAGACCCAAGACCTTTTGAAAACACCTTATTAGTAATAGCGTTCATAAGTCTGCTATGCATCTTCTTTCCAACCTCAGTTTTAAGGCCTGGAAATCTTCTAATAGCATGGAAGAATGGAATGCGCTCAAGGTATCCTGCTATAATTCCATAAGCAAGTGAAGCTAATCCAGAAGTCAATTTAGCTTCATTATCGGGAACACCCTTTTTCTCTAATATATCTCTGGCCTCCACATACTCACTAGTACCTTCCAAAGTACCTATTGTTGCTAAAGTTACCAGTCCAACAGGAGCACTAGCAACAGTAGCTATGCCAGCGGCTGCAAACATAGCTGCATAAGAGGGTAGCATTTCGCCAAAACCACGCTCTATCATGTCTAAATCCATGAAGTTTTCTCGACTAACTGGCTCGTCTTCTCTCCATAGCATATAAGCCTGAAGCGATGGGTCTTGTCTCATCCAATCATTTTTAATACCCTTAGACCATTCTCTTATATTGTCTACACCAAGTAAGTCACCGCCAGTCGTAACAACGTCAAGCAACATCGACTTAGAACTATGCATAAACCTCGTTCCAAATGGAGCTCTAGCACTCTCTCCATAATCTTCATACATCTCAACAGACATAGGCTTATACTCAGGGAATATTTCGTAGAGATCGTCTGGATTTAGACGTTTAGATAAATCAGGATATTTTAGGAGAAGATTTCTTACTAAGAAATTATCATCATCGAAAATATCAAACTGGCCAGGATATTTATTTCTTAGTACATCCGCAAATTCAGTAATAGAATAGTAATTCTGCATACATTAAGAAGATGAAGCTGTTATGCCACCAGATGGAAGTGATCGAAGACTCTCTATTAATTCTACTATCTCGGGTGATAAGTTCTTTGTATGCGATGTTAACACTTTCATAAGTTTTTTAAATTCCTTTGCTACCGCTGGATTCATATCAATATCTCTCATTCTTTCTATAGACTTGGAAAGCTGTAAGAGCTGATTTGCATATGCATAGGGAGCATCTCTAGCGCCAGGTATATCTTTAACTTCTAAAAACCATTTTCTAGCTTCTTTTAAGTCCCTTTTTGCAAACCTCACAACATCTTTCATATTTTGAGGATTACTTATGTCCGAAACTTCTTCTAAATTTTCAAGACTGAGGCGCTGGTTAGATACATCTCGTTGTGCATATGCCATAGCCCTAGATTCTCTGTCAAGTTTAGAGAGAGCTTCGTCTAATCTGGGGCCAGCGTCCATCCTATATTGATACATTTGTTTCTGATCCATCAAATCATCTGTAAGCATCTTCTTTATTTCTTTTTCATTCATTGCTGTAGGGCTAGCCAGCATTTCCTGTGTCGTATTCTTAATGTAAGCACTATCTTTTTTAGTCATTTCCATTGTAGTCATATCATACTCTAATCTAGGATCAAGATGTCGAACATTAGAACCTGGGCCAAGTAGGGGAGCGTCACTCTTTATCTGTTCGTATTCCGCTATTCTTTCTTCCATAGTTGGCTCTGCCTGCAGAGCATACATAGAATCAGGTTGAGCTTCTAATGTATCTAATGAAGAAGAAAGGGAATCTAAAGGAGATGAAGAAAAGGCTGTTGTTAGACTGTCCATTACACTGTCTAGTGGGCCTGGTGGGGCAACACTAGAATCACTGACAGAAGAAATCATAGAAATAGAATTATCAATTGCGTCTGACTTTACAGGGAACCTCTCCCTAATCCTTTCCATAGACAAAGATTGAGTGTCTTCTAAGAGTGTCGCTGGATCAATATTATCTAGTGCATTTCGTACATTTCTTTCTGACTGCCCAGGAAATACACCGCCTAGATAATCATGTATGGAACCCCACGGATATTTCATCATATCATCATGGAACTTCCAATAATCTACATACGCCTTTAACGCATTTTTCTTATTGTCACCCATATTTTTTGGCGCCCATGAAAGGTCTATATTTGCTACATAATTATACTGTGGTACTCCCTCGTCATATCGTTGCATGCTCACATCAGTTCTCCACTCTCCCGCTGCGGCACCACCCTGATGTACATATAGATTATACCATTTATTCATTATTTCATTAGCTGCCATTTTATTACCAAGTATAGCAGATTCAATTAGTTTTTTTACATTTACAGGTTCACCTGTCTCCTTATTCATAGACCAGGCTCCAGCTCCTAGCTTTTTAAGGCCACCATTTGCATCAAGCATCTTTACAGTTGCTACAGCAGACAGATTTCTTTGATTCCCGAGGATTTCAAATGTTGGATTTCCAGATATACCCCAAGTAGCCATCCTTTCCATATCATCTTTCATACCAGGAATAACGCTTAGAGTTTGTGTTATAGTGTTTTTATATAATTCTGAATGCGCTCTAACCATATCACCGACTCGCTTCATTCTTTGTTCGTCAGTTGCTCCCCCACCACCTCTTTGAGCACTTGGCATGTGCCATGCTTGATTTACAGCAAGGATAGAAGAGGGCTCTGCTCCTTCATTCCACATGATTGCAAGATGTTCTTTCCCTCCACTAATATCTCTCATAACAACATTTAAGGCATCCATCGTTTGTTGATTATCTAGATTTATTCTCTTTACAAAAGTTCCAGATGGCCCATCCCACAAATCAGTACTTTTTGCCATTTCTCTTTCAACTTCTTCGATGCTCTTTCTAAGAGCAGGAAACCATTCTCCTTTTAAAGAATTTTCAACAAAATCATCAGGAAGTACCTCTCCCTCAAATTCAAGACCTTCTTTTGTAAACTTTAAATCTCTCCGAAGCCAATCAACATCACTAGAAATCTTATCTGATTTCGTTATAATTGGTATCTTTGATGCAATCTCATTTATTTTAATTTCAGCTAAGTACTTTTCTGCCTCATCTCCCCCAGGAAGAACAAAACCTGACCCAGGGCCGAATGGAACATCAGGAGTCATTAGATCACCACCCTTCTTAAAAATATTCAGCAATGTCTCTTTTCTGGGGTCACGAACCTTGCCCAATATATCTACCGCATGTTCCATCTCCAGTCCTAATTGGAATCCAGAGAGATAATTATCCATTTTCTGATTCAACATCTTTCCACCAAAATCGTCTATAACAAGTTCATTTTTTTCTATCCAATCTATAGACTTCATTAGAGAGTTGCGTTCTTCTGAAGTGAATGGATTGCCTGTCTGCGCCGCTTTCTCCACTACATTTCCCACCGCATCTAAATCTTTTAGCTTAGTCAATAGGACATTTCTCTGTTCTGCGCCAGCGGTATATTTATCGATTACTATATCCGCTAAATTCTCCATTCCATCATTTTCTCCCCAATCATAATCTTTAGCTCTATTTATTAATTCGTCTGCTAGCTCTGGAGGACTATCAGCATTCAACTGACCTAATCCTGTTAATAGCGCACTAGCATCAGTGACCCCTGTTTGTTGAGTTCCTCCCATTCTATTAAGAAGAGCCATAATGGATAGGAGTTTATAAGGATCAAACCCTCCTCCTTGCTGCTGTCTAAACTGTTGTTCGCCTATATAAGCCATTAGTCTTCTTCCATCTGTTTTAATCTTAACATCATATCAAACAAGTTACTTCTAAACCCAGACTCGTATCCAAGTCTCTCTTCTTCACCTGCGAATCCCATCTCTTGTAATCCACCAGTTCTCTGAGATGCTGCCCCTTGCATACTAGCCATGTATTGATTATAAATATTACCAGCCTGTCCAGACCTTCTTCCTGTTTTCATACCCCTTTGTGCAACCATACCACGTTCTTGCTCAGCTAAGTCAAATAGACTCGTTCCCGTACTTGCCATGAGTCCACCTGCTTGTGTTTCTGCTCCCGCATACAAACTCTCTGTTCCAGCGGCCTCCCTTCTTCCAAGTAACTCCTCTCTTTGTCCATACTCCTCTGCGTATGTTGGTAGGAACTCTGACATTTCAGAGCTTATACCATAATGACCCGCCAATTGTGATTGACTAGCGGAGTACATATCAAATGATCCTTGACTTTGCTGGGGATTATAAGTACCACCTGTCCATCCCTGCCCAGACCAGTCTTCACCACCTTGTCCTGACTTTGTTTTCCAATAATCTCCGTATGCCATAATTTATCCTATGCTACCACCCTGCCAAGCTGAAGCTGCCTCCTTGAATTGTCTCTTTTTCCCTGCTTTTACAATCGATTTAAATTGATCTGAAAATTGAAATGAAGACTGGTCTGATCCTAAGCTTGCAAATTTATCTGTATTAGGTAATTCAAGACGCGACACTTGAGGGGCTGGTACTTTGTTGAGAGCTTTTATTTTTGGTGTCTCTGTTGGCCCCGTTAATTTATCCCACGACATAGAATCTTTACCAATTGCCTTCTTAAATGTAGGACTACCAGCAATTGTCTTTGCTCCAGCTGCTAATCCTGCCATCGCACCCGCCATCAAAGATTGATCCCTACCTGCCTTTAATCCACCAGAATACATATCAGCAATATCTGATTTTACTCCAGCCTGTGATCCTTTATAAAGAGGGCCTTTATATGTTAGGTCACTTTGCATCCATTTCTTAGCAGCTCCAGCTCCTGTCTTTCCAGACGCTATTCCAACACCAGCTCCTTGAGCAAGCTTTCCACCTACTGCCGTAGTAAGTCCTGTTATAAGGGCTTTCTTACCCATCATTCCTAACAACCCAGAGACTCCTGCTCCAGCTGCTAAGCCTGGCACAAATGCGGCAGCAGCCATTCCACCTACTATCGTACCTAGTCCCCTTCCTATGTTTCCCCACATACCCCATTTCTTTGCCTTTTTACCTGCAGCTGTGGATTGTTTCTCAAGCTTTTTCTTAGCTGAGATACCTTTTGCTTGTAATCTAAATAGTTTTTCTGCTGAACTAGCCATTATATTAACTCCCAAGATAATTTAACCATTACTCTTTAATTCTTCAACCTCTGCTTTAACTCCATGCTACCGTTATATCACTATTAGCTGGTCTATTAGAAGATACTAATTTTATCATAGCTGTTGTTGTATTAGTGGTACCCGAAGATTTGAGTTTCAAGGTTGCTGATCCAGTGCTAAAAGCCCACTCACGATAAGCAGTCTGGTCATTTCCTTGTGTATCGGTACTTGCAACTGTAGGATTGGCACCACTATATCCTTTAATAACATCAAGTATTGTGCCACCTGTTGAGCCTGTGGAACGAGCTATAACCATTTCTACTACAACAGTACCCCAACTAGCATTATTAAATGTTATTACACACACATTAGAAGCATCAGCACTTGCCACAGAATAGACTACGTTACTATGACAAGGGCCCGTATCTGTCACATTTGTTATACCCTTTCCATTATTAACAGCACTTGAAAATGTAATTCCTTCTACTCCACTTATACTTCCACCTGCTAGAGAAATATTGCCACTTGTATCTAGTGTCATTTTCGTATTTATAGAATCATTTGCATAAAAGTCTAAACTACCACTATTTCTCCTAAATCCTGTATCTGCGTCAGCACCTACTCCCAAAAATAACTTGTTACCAGAACCTATCTCTACCTTGTCAGTGCTAAATAACATCTTAGTATTTCCCGAATAACTGATCCCAAAGTCATTGGTATCATCACGAAATATATTCCAGCTAGTGCCAGTGTGATCTGGTGGATCATCTGTGCCAGGATAAAAGACTAGGGCTGTTGTTCCATCTTCATCTCCATGTATACTAAGATTCCCATCAGTATGTGCCTTAACACGATTGTTACCAAGAAATGCTGTTCCGTCAGTTTGTAAATTCCATCCTGCTGAACCTGACCTAACTGTTACACTATCAAACTCTGCTGTGCCGTTCCCGTGTATTTTAAATCCAGCACTACCAGCACTAAAGTTACTGGACTGAATAAATCCACTTGCTCCTATTGTAGCTTCTTCAGCAAACAAATTACCAATTAAGGCGGCATTAACAAGAATTGCACCCGCTGTGACAGTGTCAGCTGTAATGTTTCCACCATCAATAGTAGTTACTCCACTTGAAAGATATGTAGCCTTACTAAGAGAAGCGGCCTCAGCAGAAGCTTCAGCTGCGTCAGCTTTTGTAGTGGCATCACCAGCCGCTGCGGATATTGCCGCCACTTGAGCGGCAGTTGCCTTAGTCTGAGAACCTGTTGTAGTTTCTGCATTTCCACCTAAAACAGTTATAGAGCCAGATATTGTGAGGTTACCTGCGCTAGAGTCCCAAGAAAGACCTCCTGTACCACCAGCCCCATTATCTTTAGCTAAGAAAAAGTCACCATTACTACCAAGATAACTTGTCCATTCGCTATTTTGATAATATCCAAGATAAGATGATGTCATAAATAACCCAGAGCCAGTAGGTGAATCACCTACCAGTGTACTAAGTTTCTGTTTATCTTGATTCGTTGTATAAGCACTTACATCAGAAATATTAGAAGATGATATGCTATTTGTTAATGTAATAGCCCCTGATATAGTTGCGCCAGTAGCTGTGAGAGTGCCATCCTTATGCACCTTAAAATCAGCCCCAGAAGGATCAGCGTTTCCAGCCCATATTCTATAATAATCATCAACAGCACTCAGCTTAACGATTGCATCTCCACTTCCTAGTGTTAATACACCACTTGAGGATAGTGTAGCACTATTTTTAGATAATGATGTGGCCCCCAACGTCCACCCTGCTATCTCACCAGATTGTGAGAAAAGATGTCCCTTTAGGTTTACATCATTAGTATATAATCCAAACTTTGTATCATCATTAAGGTTTGCATCTGAATCAACAATACCACTCAGCTGCCCCAGTCTTGCTTTAATCTTTGATGTACCTTGCCACGTACTCCAGCTACTCACTCCATCAAATATCTCTATGAAGGGAGCATTAGCTAGATCAGATGTAATAAGAACTCCACCCCGTCTATCAGTATTAGTAGTATTACCAATTCTTACAAAGTCATCACCCTTTTCAATAGTTAACGTATCAGATGGGAGGTCACCATCTCTTGTAATAGTTACAGTTTTACCATTAACATCAGTTACTCTTCTTACAATTCTTTTAACAACTGTAGTACTATTTAGATTCACCCTCTGACACATAATAATATCATTATCCGCAAATGGGCACACTCCATGACCTGAAGGGTCATCAAAAGTAATAGTGCTAGAAGTTGCAGATTCTGTCTTAGCTGCTGACGATACAACTACAGTACCATTAGTAGCTCTCAACTGTTGAATAAGCATTTCGTATACATGGAGAGTACCACGTACTGTCATGCTATCTACTTCCATATTGTACTCATTGTCTACATGCCGTAGTCGCCAACCAGCACCGCTAACAAACCCAGCAGTGAAGTCTCCAGTGCCTATATCTTTCTTCTCTTTAATCTCTACGTTTCTAGCTGGTCTCAGTCTTATATCATGGTCAGAAGACACGTTCTCTGTATTTAAACCACTCTTATTCAATTTTCCTAAAGTCTCTTCATATACGGGGCTAGACATCCACTTACCTAAATACCTTACATAGTGATATAATCCCTTATCTGGGATGTAACAGAACCTCTTGTCTCCATCTTGACCTTCTTTATCTGATGGTATCCCACGAAAGAACTCAAGTCTAGGTTCTGTTTTATGTTGTAATGCTCGTTCGTTTCTAGGCATGATTAATCAGGGACTAACTGTACTATGACAGCATTTGTTATAGGTTTAGGTCTATATATAAGTGATATATCGTTAATGGCAAACCCAGGTGGTGTATAAGAAACTGGAGTGGACGATCTAACAGAAAACTTTAACTGCATTGAATATATTTTATTTGCATCAATGGTACTTGATGGGAGTAATTCGGCTACAGTCCAATTTGTAGACTGAACCAACCCAGTTGCAGCTGCGTAATTATGACTCGTATCTAAAAATGTTCCACTATATACATCAGTAATTCCATTTATTGCATAATTTATAACCATATTAGAATGACCTTGATTGGTAAATGTAAGTGTTTCACCATTGTTACCAGATGTCGCAGTTGCATTAACACTTAGTTCAAACTGTTGAGATGCAATAGAAAGTATTGTTGCTCCCGTAGGTATTCCCGTCCCTGAAACAGCCATCCCAACATTAAAAGCCCCAGTGCCAGGATTAGAACCTACTACCACAGTTGCATCTCCGTTGGTAGTATTTCCTGTTTGTGTAAACGCATCTCCAATACCAGTCTTATATGTAAGAAGAACTTTTGTAACCTTCTTAGTAACACCAGGTTCTCCAAAGTCAATATCTCTTGTTGTTAATGCAGTCTTTAGTGATTTTCCTGTGTTTAAATCCCAAGATTTTAAATCACTTCCATTACTCCAGCACGGATCACCATTCCAGTCAATAACCATATTAGTTATATCTCCGCTTCCTATTCTATTAACACCTCTTACCCATCCTTGGGTAGTAAAGTTATATACATATATTTCATGTTGGCCAGCTGCGTCAGCATCAGAAACTACAATGACTTGCTTTCTCTTGGGAACATAACACACAGTAGAATTGCCTGTAATAAATGTAGCCCACGTAGTCTGCTTGATCTTTCTCATTCCCTTAGGCTCAGTCAGGTCTGTAATATTTCTACCATCATATAGATACGCACCAAATTCATTCACCCAAAATATTCCAAATGCAGTCTTACATACAGAGCCTGGATGTTTTACCCCTTTAAAGTGATGAACATCCTCAAGAAACTCTGAATCACCAGAAACATTAATAATAAATAACGTACTCTCTTTGAACTGAAGAACTCTATCAGCAAACTCCATGAGAGTTACTATTGATTCTCCATCCCTTATAGCAACATCTACCTTCCTCTTGGATGGAAAAGTGTCAAATCTATTGGGAACACATTTGAGCATTGTATCTGGAAGCACCAAATCTTTACCCTTTGCACCCTTTACTCTAAGATTTCCTATATAAACTGTACGACCAACAACAACTGATGATCCGTAATTAGGATTAATAAAATCTTGTTCATCATCATACCCAGTCATACTTCTATAAGTATCAATTAAGTGTGGAGTTAAGAGATTCCTTCTATCTAAATGGAATATCCACCCTGAGACGCCACTAGCCATACCAGAGTCCTCATTTACAAACTTAGCTTTTTGTTTCCTACCCGTAGAAGCTGACGCTATCGTACCATCTACAAAATTACAGGTAGCCTGTGGATGCCATTCTCTATCATCCTCAGTCTTCATATAAATTCTTGCTCCTGTAATTCTTCTATTCCAAATAGAATCACCATCATCACGCCATCTGAGTCCTAGATACATAGTAGGAGCCTTATCCTCTCCAGTCCCAAAATTACCTGGACCTACTGCTTTCAAATCTGGTCTAGCTGAGTTACCCATTTGAGTAATAAGACTTTCTTGTTGTAAGGGTCCAAAGTCATCATATAAGAATGATACTCCCATATTCCATGTCTTGTCCCATCCATAAGCTCCTTCACTTCCGTCATGAGCGGCATCATCAGTTTGAAACTTTGCACCAAGAAATACACTATTCCTTGTAGCCTGTGTATATGAAGGCATATCCCATGCATCGTCTCCAGTAGTTCTCTGTACAAATGTAATACCATTAGGGACAATGTAGATCGAATCTATCTGAGCGGATGTGTTATTTGTATTATATGATATTTTCACTCCCCATATCTTTGTCTCATAAGAAGAACCTGATCCACCGCCATCATGAGATCGCAAATTGAGTGGAACTTCTATATCTATCGTTTGTTTTCCGTCACCAGTTCCAGTCTCTTTAACAATCTGGCTATTATCCGTTACAAACGACTCTGCTCCATCCATTTCACCTGCTGTAACAAGTATTTCAAAATTTAAATCTCCTGAATTAACCTCATTTGATTTCTTAGCCAAAATTGATACCCTTACCACTGCTTTTTCTATAAAGGAGCTAACAGTATCACCATGGTTAAATCCATTTGATCTGCCATCTACAGTAGTATTTCCCCGTATTAAAAGCCCAGTAGTAGTAGAGTATGCACCACCAGTAGTAGCAACTACTCCATCACCATACGAGAAGCTCTTATCTGATCCAAGAACCATGTCAGCACTTGACATATTCCAAACACTAATACCTTCTGGTGCTTCAAGCTTTTGAGGCTCTTCATAAAAATCTGCAGTAATCGTCTTTACTCCTAATGTTTCATCAGTTCCTTGAAATAGTGTTCTATCAATCATTCCATACCACTTGGAACTATGTGATTTATCCTGCTTATTTATGTTATTAGCT